TTCCGGACTGGCTCTGTTGCAACTCATAGTCATTGTTATTGCGCTGTTCGTAGTCGGCTTCTGGTACGATGAATTCTGATCGTTGGTTTAGGGCGGATGCTATTTTTTTCAAGTATCCGGATGCACTGGTCCTGTATCCTTCACAAAGTTCTTTATCCGTTGTAGGCTCCAGCCATGCGGCTGCAAGATAATGTGAAGCATACAATCTCATTGCCGTGCGTATCATGTCCGTGATACCTTCATCCATGCGTATGAAGTTTTTGAATTCAATGATAATTTCATTCCCGGAAGAGGTCATGTTTATATCATTACTGTCTTTAATCTTGCGCCGAAGCTCGCCTTCCGCTTCATTTACTGCGGCGGTAAGATAAAGATCCAGTACAGCTTCATTGTCTTCTGTTGCTGCTATATCTGGATAATTACCGCCGGCTTTTCCTGCCCGGGCTGTAAGCGCAATGACATATTTGAATATTTCCGGTTTGTTTATGGATGTTTTCATAAGTCTTAACTGTTGCAAAGTGCATATTCTTTGGTCATTTTCTTATAATTGTCAAATGCTTTTTCAAATTCTTTCTTCTCATCTATCTTCTGTGAGTTCCATGGAATGAAGGAAGCGATGGATTCGAGTGCGTATTTCCAGTTCCCCTTGAAGCAGATGGCACGGTCGTCTAAATATATGTCGGCTATGGGCTTTCCGGAATTGCTGCCTTTAGGCTGATCCGGGTTTTCGTTTATGTAATCATAAGTGATGTGATTGTCATTCAGGTATTTCTTTAATTTGGAACTGGCGGTGCGTGTTGTGAAAATGATGATTGTGAATCCTTTCTTTTTTAGGACTTCCATGGCACTTTGTACACCATCAATCGGATCACCGAAGATGTCATTACCTTTAAATCCGTCGTATTGTGCTATGACTCCGTCAAAATCCACACATATTGTTTTCTTTTCCATATAAAAAACGATTAATAGTACAAATATAATCTCATCTGCCGTATCTGCTTTGATATAATGCTGACTGCATTATATACATTCGTCCAGTTCTTATTAAGCTATTTTTGTCGTAAAAGAATAATGAACATGCGCGATAACGAACAAATATCTGACTCCTTGCTTTACGGGCATCGAAAATTCGACGGACAGCGGCGGGCCGAGAGATGGCTGCATGTAGCCTATAATGCATATTGCCGTCTTGCTCCTTTCAGAAAGATGCGTGCCGAATGCAAATCGTATGCCTACGGAAAACAGTATGAGAGGCAGATTGTTTACAACGGGCGGCATATAACGAAGGAGCAATATCTTAAGGAGAAGGGTATACCTGCATTGCAGACCAACATATTGGGTAAGATCAAACGGGTCGTACAAGGGCAGTTCAGAATGAACGATACCGCGCCGGTATGCAATGCTGTTGATCCGGAGGAGAAGGAATATGCGGACATTATGTCAGCCTTACTCCGGCAGAACATGAAGCTCAACAGGCGTTCAGAACTGGATGCGCGTACTTTTGAGGAATATCTTATATCCGGTCTGCCTATATATAAAATTTCATGGGCTTATCGTCGTGGAAAACTGGACGTGTTCACTGATTATGTGAATCCGAACTTTGTATTCTTTCCCGACAGTCTTGATTTCAATCTTGCAGACATACGGTTTTGTGGTCTCCTTCATGATCTTGACTTCTCCGAGGTGCTTGCTTTGTTCTCACATTCGGATTCTGATGATATAAAGTTGAAGGAGATATATAACCATTGTCTTGATAATGAATATATCGCCTCGCAGTTCAGCCGTGACACACGCACGTCACAGATTGAATCTACCGATTTCTACTATCCTTCGGAGTTCGGAAAATGCCGTGTTATTGAATTATGGACGAAGGAGAGGCGGAAGGCCTGGTTTTGTAATGATCCCTTGGAGAGTGAGCCTTATTTTGTTCCTTATGATCAGAAAGAGAGCATTAAGGAAATAAACCGTAGCCGTCTTGAACTTAATATAAAACGTAATCCTGATGGATCCCCCATGCTAGATACGGACGGGGCTCCCGTTACATTCATGGATCCGGATAAATATGCGGCTGAGAATCTGATCACTTATGAACGGAGAATCGAGACGTATTGGTATTACCGTTATCTTTCCCCGGACGGATTTGTGCTGGAGGAAGGACAAAGTCCGTATTGGAATGGATCCGAATCTTTCCATCCGTTTGTGTTCAAACCATATCCTTATATTGACGGAGAATTTCATCCGTTCATATCTGAAATTATCCCGTCTCAGGAATATTTCAATTACTACATGGTAGCCCTTGATTTTTATATTCGTAATGCGGCCAAGGGTGTGTTGATGATAGATGAACAGTCCTTGTCTGACAACATGAGTATAGAGGATATAGCGGAGCAGTATGTGAAGAGTAACGGTGTAATATTATATACAAGCAAAAGATCTGGCAATGCCCCTGATACAAAGACCGCATCATCCATCCCGGGAGGATTCGATTATATCATACAACTGTCACGCTCCATGGTGGAGGACGTGTCAGGAGTTCAGGCGGCACTACAAGGTAAATCGGGAAGTTCCGAGAGCGGTGTGCTTTATCAGGCAAAGGCCGCACAGGCCTCATCATCCATACTGGATCTTATAAATACATTCAACTCATTTCTTACTGAAGTGGCATATAAGGTAGTAAAGGTGATGCAATGTTTCTATACAGGTCCGAAAGCGGTCAATGTCGCCGGTGAATCCATTCCCTATAATATGGATACAATGTATGATATTGACATTGATATCTCAATTAGCGAGGATAGCGACAGCCCGGTATATAGGGCATTGACAAACCAGCTTTTAATGGCACAGGCTGAGAAGGGGCTTATACCGTTCAAGGCGGCATTGGAAGCCGGTAATTTCCCGAACTCCAGTAAGATTATAGCGGTACTGGAAAGATATGAGAAGCAGTTACAGGAGCAGCAGGCAGCGCAACAGATGATGTCGTAAGTAGTGATTGGAAATTTTAATATTTCTTATAATGATGGATTATACAACAATTAGACTGGTGGTTGTAAGTATTAAAAGTTAGTATAAATAATAAAGCAATGAGAGATGTAATTTACAATTTTATCAACGAGCACATGATGATACATATTGTGCTTATAGCCTTGTGTATTGCGGCTACAATGGGGGCGATGTTAGTGGATCTTATCACAGGAGTAATGAAAGCCAAGCAACGAGGAGAGGCAAGAACATCCACGGGGTATAAGAAAACAGCCGTCAAGGCGAAGAAGTATTTCACTCCATTTATAGAGTTGTGCTTCATTGATCTGTTATGCTGTGTGGTTATCCCCTTTCCTGTTTTTTCAATGATTTGGACGGGTTACTGCATTTTCTGTGAGTTTAAATCAGTTCGTGAAAAATCATGGGAAAAAGCGGAGTTGCGCAAGGCTGAGAAGACAATGAGTGTGATTATTGAGAATAAGGATGATATTGCCAAGATCATGGCTCAGATATTGTTTGACAACGAAAACAAAAAAGGAGGATAAGAAATGAAGTATTTTACAATTGCGGAATTATGCCGGTCAAATACAGCAGACCGGCTTGGAATTAACAACAGATGCAGACTGGAGCATGTGACTGCTCTGACTGCCTTGGTAGATAATGTGCTTGATCCATTACGTGAGTGGTGGGGAAAGCCTATAACAGTAAACAGTGCTTATCGCTGTCCGGAACTTAATGCGGCCGTCAAGGGAAGTAAGTCTTCTCAGCACATGAAAGGGGAAGCTGCCGATATTGATACTGGCGACCGTCAACAGAACAAGTTGCTGTTTGAGTTTATCCGCAAGAACCTGCCTTATGACCAATTGATTGATGAAAGCAATTTTGCATGGGTACACGTCAGTTATCGGGCTGACGGTGCCAATAGAAAACAAATGTTAAGTTTATGAGACAAAGAATCTATATATGGATTGCGGTAGCGATAGTACTTTTACTTGTCTTTTCGTGTAAAACCAGATATGTTCCTGTGGAGATCAAGACAACGGAAACAGTGGAAGTACATGATACCACCATAACAGAAAGACTGGTTCCATACAAAGATAGTACTGCGACACGTGACACTGTATCTTTTCTTTCCAACCCTTATGCGTACAGCTGGGCTAGATATTCAGGTGGAATATTGCAACATTCGCTGGGAATATGGCCAAATTCGGTACTTATAGTAACTGTACCTCATTATATGACGGTAACCAAGCGAATCGAAGTACCTAAGATTGTAGAGGTGGAGAAAAAATTAAACTGGTGGCAAAAAACAAAAATAGAGATAGGTGGATGGTCTATGATAATGAATATATTGCTTGTATCTATGATGATTGTCAGATGGTTAAGAAAGAAAGGAGGTGCCCGTAATTTATAGATTGTATTTTTTTCAATTCAGTCTTTCGTTATAACAAAAATCTTCGGCGGTCCGGATTGTAAGAAAAGGACCGCACGCTCCTTATCAGGTAGAAGTCGCTAAGGAGAAACAATACGTCGGAACAAGAATTGTTTTGCGGTCCCAGACTGCTTAACAATTTTCCGACGTATTTTGTTTATCCAAACAGTGATTATATGAAAAGTGATGAAATATATAAGGATGTATTGCAGGTTGTCGCTTCAGTGACGGGAATATCTGAAACAGGTATTATACATAGCAATAAAGAAGAGTGTGCGAATGCCAGATATCTTCTTGTGCGTTATTTAGCCAAGATTTTCTCTGACACGGAGATAGCGTCATTGACTAACAGAACCAAACAGGCTGTCGGCTCGATGCGGCGTAATGCTAAAAAACAAAGGGTATGGATTGTGGAAAACAATTGGAAAGAAATAGTAAACAAACTGGAAAATAAATATTTTATCTGCAAGTAACTTATTCCGTAATTTGCCTTTGCGGTCAATATTGACCGTGATATGTAAAATCATAATTATGGATAATGTAACAGGAATGAGCATCCAGGAATACGCCGCAATGCGTGAGTTGGAGTGCGAACACAAAAAGGGATGGGGCGCTACCGCTGCTATCTGGGTTATCGCTGCTGTGATTGTTATTGCCTTCTTCGTGTACAGTTGGCATAATAACTGTAATGAAAAAGTACAATTTGCAGTAGGGTTGGCTAATCTGACAGGACGTGTTAACTGTATGGAACCTGATGTTCGTTGGGCTGGGCAGCAGTTGTATGCTGCTAACGGTGCAATTTCCGCTACCGTTCAGGGAGTGGGCGACATGAAGGCCAATTTCGGTGAGCAGCTGTTCCAGTTGAACAAGGAGGTCTTCTACAATGACGGTTGTGGCTGTGGCCGTGGCAGAAACGGAGGTTGTGGCGGTTGTGGAAACCGTGAGTTCCGACAGACGTCTACATATAACTTGGCCAGTACCAATGTTACGGTGGATGAAACTTGCCGCAATTGATTTCGTGAGGGTGGGGACTCCACCCTCATTTATTATTAATCGTATAAAAGCTGGACTATGTTTAAATCAAGAATAGAAATTAGGGAGTTTGCGGTAAGACAGGCTGTTGAGTTGCTCGGCACTGGTAGTCCTCAAAAGGATATTGTCGCAAAAGCTAGAGATATTGAAGCCTATATAATAGGAGAGGCCGATTTGCCGGAAGTTTACAATGATACGGAAGCCATCAACGGTATTATGGGAAGTGCGATGCAGATGCTGCAAGGCATATCCTGTTCGGAAATTCCGGTAGAGGATAAACCTGCCAAAAAGAAATAAGAGATGGGGGTGTCCATGTTTCAGTCAAAGAAACCGCAGACAGAGTTGAAGTTTACGACACGTGCGGAAGCGTTCAGTTACATGCTTATGTATATGACTGAGGAAAAACATGCGGATCCGCTGGAGGCAGCGCAGAAAGCCAATGAATTTGCAGACATCTTCGCCAAGAACATGGGTATCCCTCTTAAAATAGAGCCGGAACCACAGGGTGTCGATAAATACCTGTCAATGGCTACCAAGATTGCTAATTATATAGAAGAACATCCTAAGGTGGTTGAATACGGCGTTCCGGCTTTGACATTCGTTGCCGGTCTGTTCACTGGGAAAAAAGTGGAGCAGGCCAATGATAACATGTATGGGCAGCGTCCGGTACCGCCTCAACCGCAGGAAGAAATAGATTTTGATAAAATACCTGATTGATTATGGCATTAAGGAAATTATATATTGTGGTGGATTGCGAGAACGACGAGCAGAAGGAAGCTGTTCAGACCGCATTCAACGAATTGTCTAATACGCGGGCTTTGACCAGCCGGACGGTTATCAGCATGTATCCGTTTTTCAAAAAACATCGTGATGATCTGTTTGAGCTGTTCAATATGGTCAAGACAGGCGGTGTCAAATCGTTGTTGTCTGTAAGAGGTGGAACATTGATTAATAACTTGAGAAAGGGTTGATTATGAGAGTGGAAGGCAAATGTATAGGTGATTGCAGCAAATGCCAGTTGCTGGCAAATGGTGAGGTGGATATGATTCCGTGCATTCTTGACCAGATTTTTATCCGGACAAGGAAAATCGAGAAAGAAAACGCTTTTATCAGGAGAAGTCTTGATTCCATGATGCAGGACAGAAATACAATCCAACTTGCCGGTTTGAGTGATAACGAAGATAAAACAGATTGATTATGAAGTATACATTCAAAGAAATGTTGGACGATGCGAAAAGGGCGGGTCTGACAAGTGACAAGGTCATGATGCGCAGTGCGGAAAGCATGAGCGAGCTTCTGTGCCTTGTGAAGGAAGAACATCCGGAACTGTACTGGAAATTTATGCGTGAGCAACATGGAATCATGTATGGTAATCATTACAATGAAGCTTTTGCGATGTTTGATGTCGGCATGATGAGGTACATTGATAGGGATGGAAAGAAATGTGAGGGTGCGCACTGGACGGCGGAACAGATAGAGGCAAGTACCCGGATGATGGGATTTCCGGCTGGAACTACGAAATGGGACAAGTATGTAGCGTTCAATGCCTTTTATTCCGATCTTTGCACAGTTTATAATGATGAACAGATCATTAAAGGTGCTCATAAGTTCTATTTTGAGGATCAGGACTGGGGGGACACAACAAAGATTTGGGATTATGTGTATTGCAAGAATGCAATGGTCTGATTCTTTGTAACAGACGGTTTGTGCTTATCAAAAACCGAACCGTCTGTTTTTGATAAGCACTATGATTCCAGTTTTTCCCGTATTTCCTTCAGAAGCCGGAAAGAGCCTGCCATCTTGTAATTCCCAAGATTCTGTTCTGCCTGCATTATAAGGCTTTCTACTGTCAGAGGGAGGTCGGGAGAAAATGAGGATTTGTTGATTTGCAATGTTTTAGGTAATTCTCTCGTATTAAACCATTCCACCATTTCCCTTAATTCTTCCTCTGAGTAAGCTTCATGTGTTTTTGCATTTTTCATAATGATCTTGTTTTTGATTTCCGCAAAGATAGTGATTTGAAAGCAAATCGCAACAGGAAAGCCGCAACAATAAACGCTTCTTCATTCTGCCAAATTCCTGCCAAATGTTGCCAAGTATGCCAGATATGCTAGATGCTGACACAATTGGTGTATGTTGTTGATGTGTTTCTTGCGCCACTTATATAATAGCCTCATCTTTGCCATACTGAGAAAAATTTATTGTTTAATTTTTGGGGCTTTATAGAAAAAGAATGTATATTTGCAATACCTTACATAATATCCAATGGCGAGCGGAAGCCTGCCCAAACATATTGCAGGCATTTTTTATGCTTGTTTGTAAAGCGTTGCAATATATACTTATTGCGGCTGTCACCCCCGTGTGGAGAAGTTAATGCTCTCCCTGCCTTTGGATAGGTGTAAGGTAACGGGACAGGGCAGCCGTTTTTTACTTGCCTATAATGCCATTAAAACCTTATATATCCATGGCAGATTTAGTATTTCAAAACAGTAATGGTAATGATGTTACTACTTCTTTAATCGTTGCACAAGTGTTCGGGAAAGAACACAAAAATGTAGTGAGAGATATTGAAAACCTCTCATGTTCAGAAAATTTTAATCGGCTCAATTTTGAGCGCATTACCTACAAGGATGCACGAAACAGAGAACAGACCGCATACGAAATGACCAAAGACGGTTTCAGCTTCCTTGTCATGGGGTACACGGGCACAAAAGCTGGAGAGTTCAAGGAAAGGTTCATCAACGAGTTCAACAGACGGGAATTCTTGCTAAAGGATGATGATTACATTTTAATGCGTTCCCAGCAGATTCTACAAAAACGTTTGGAAGCGTCTGAAGAAAAAATCAAACAACTTGAATCCCAAGCCGAACAGCAGCAGGAAACTATCGAACTCCAACAGAAAGAACTTACACAATCCGCTCCGAAAGTCAGCTACTACGACAACCACTTGCAAAGCGTGAACGCTCTTACCACAACTCAAATAGCAAAAGAGATAGGTATGTCGGCAGAGAAACTGAATAACAAACTGAAAGAACTTGGAATACAGTTCAAGCAGTCTGGGCAATGGCTTCTTAAATCGCCCTACGACAAATGGGGTATGCACGAAACGAGAACCAATATTTTCACAAGTGAAAGAGGTAATACCCATACCAACACGTATACGGTCTGGACGCAGCGAGGTAGGCGATTTATCATAGCCCTATATGAAAATGATTGGAGCGTGAAGAAAGCTATCAAGCAAATAAAAGGTGAGCTGAATCCAGCCGCGTAATTTGAATTTTACTTATTAATTAATCCAATGTATTCCCCGTCTTGCTTATGGCAGCGGGATGGTTCGTCACACCCCTAATAGTTGTGATTTGCAACCGTTACAATTAATTTAAAATGAATTTTATTATGAACAACAAGGATATTGAGGAAATGAAGAAACTGGTTCTTATGGTGCTGGAGGAGAACAGGATATTGCGTGAGATGCTTGCCAAGGAGTGGGAGCGGGGAGGATGTCATGCTCCCATGACTTTGAGCAAAGGAGGAAAGTGAACGGGAGCCGGCTGTTAACAGCCGGCTTTTTATTCTGTATTACTTGTAGAAGATTCAGGAGTGTGTGAACGTATCAAGGATCTAGCTATTGCAAATTCAGATTCCGCACCGGCATTTTCATTTATTGAAATATGATAGAGACCGGCTGCATAATATGCCAATGCTCCTGCATATTTGTTATGAAGGTTGATTTCTCCGTTTTCTGAGATTGAAGGAGTTGGAATATACCTGAGACTGTATCCCCCCTGTTCTTTTACTGCATGGGCAATGATTGACCTCATGGTATCGTTGGTGATGAATGCTACCGGTATTGAGGGACCATTACCTACACCGGGAGCTGATGAATATTGTGCGCTGTATAGTGGCGAATTGTCCGGATATAACATAGTGACCGGATATCTCCACCCAGTCAGGTTCACACTGACAAGCCTGATATAGTCCGCAGGTATTTTTATGTAGGCAAAAAACAAACCGTCAGGACGTTTCTCGAATGAGATTGAGGATGAATCTGTCATTTCCGAAGCTTCGGCCATCACCCCTTCGTCATTCATCAGTGCGAGTAGTGCGAGTCTGATGAACTCTTTTAATGCCTCATCGGTCTCAATCGTGAAACTGTCTTCTTCTGTCGCACTCTCATTGATGATTGTGCGTAAAGTCTTTAGTATATCTTTGACAGGTATCATGAGGCTTAGTCTAATGGATAATTGGGAAATTGTATGCCGTGTTCTTTGCATAATGAGGACAGAGCCTCCTTATTTCCACATTGCGAGCGCGGTACTTTGAATCTGACCTCAAAAAAATCCTTCGCTTCAAGGAATGAGGTCACATTTTCAATATCCTCTTGTATGTCTCTGTCTTCTTGAATGCCTTTTTCTTTGGTCGGTTCTGCACTTTCGGATTCTTTTTCTTCCTGCTTAGAAGATGCCGGAGGAATATAGGTGCACATCCGCTTTCCAAGGATACTGTATCTTTGTTTTACCTCTGTTTCCTGTAATACGGAATTTACGTCATTTTCGTCATGTATTACATCTTCATCTTCTTCTATTGTTTCGGTAATGCGTCCTTCCCGATACCATTTGTGCGCCCTGATTTTCTCAGCCAGTTCTCTATCCGTTGTATGATAGGTTGATTTGCCACGGAAAAAAGCGGAGAAGTTGACGTACATCATCCGTCCGCAGTGAATGACTGCAAATGATAGTGAGGAGCTCGCAACGAATTTATAAAGTTTCTTCATACATTATTAATAATGATGAGGTGGATTTCTCCACCTCTGATGATGATTAAGGTTCTATTATACAGTCTGGGATTCAGGAACCGGAATCTCAACATATTCCGGAATGGACAGACGCGCGTGGGCATCTGGGAATCCAAGTGTCCAGCAGGAGAACTCCTGCATGACAACAGCGTCACTGTTACTTATGAACAGTTCTTTCAGATTGTATGTGCTGCGCTCCCAGTTCTGGAATACCCATTTGTCAAGATATTCAGGATCAAGAGAGAAACCTCTTCCGTTGAATCCCCAGGCGTTGAACAGGTCATGGCGGTAAAACAGAAGTTTTGTTCCCATGCTTTCGAATGACTGGAAGTCAAGTCTCCATTTGTTGTAGTCACGTTCCGGCTCGAAGATACGTGTGCGGTTGTTGGTCTTGATCTTGCATAATGCCGCATAGATGGTATTGTCAACAAATACAAGTTTTGTGCGGCTTCCGTTACCGGCACCTTCAATGATGCGTCCTACAAGGTCTACAAGCTCATCCTCCGAGATTACATATTGCTGCACATATTTTCCTTCTTCCACCACAGGATTTCCGGCAGAGTCAAGCACTTTTTCCCAATGTCCGATTTCAAGGTCTTTTCCGGCGCGGTACCAGATACCTTCACAAGTATATACATTGCCTTGTCCGTTCACTGCATGTTTGCTCTTGATTCCGAACAGTCCGGAGGCTTCCATACCGATACGCATGTCTTCCATTGCCATCCGTTCCACACGTGTGAATGACCATTCCACCTCGGTCTTACTCAACCGGTCATAGATAGTCTGCTCTACCTGCATGATAAAACGCTGGCAATATTGTTCGTCCGGTGATGGAAGCTGGTAATACCTTCCTGTAGACACATCCTTTTCAGCGGCCGCGCGCCCCATTCTTAGAAGGACGGTACCCTTTTCAAGGGGCGGAATAAGATAAGGATTCTTATTGTTTGATTGTTTTCCGTTTACGGCATAGACAAGCGGAAGGTTGGTCTCACTGTTGATTGCGTGCACGCGCAGCATCAATGGGTGTTCAGGATCCACTTCATCGGTACCGGATTTGTAACCGGAAACAAACGTTCCGTCAGCGTTCAGGACAAGAAGCGTATCCATTGCGCCCACAATGTTATTATCCTCCAGTTCTATCGCTTTCGGAGTCTCGGTAGTCATGGCTTCAAGCTGCTTGGCAAGGGTAGCCCGTAGCGGACGCTGTCCGACACTGTAGTACTTGATTACGATGCTGTCCGATTTGTTTGTCGCCCCATGGCGCAGAATCTGATCAATAGGCGTGCCGGTAAACTTCATCTCGACAATTGTCTTGTCGATCTGCTTCACGTACCATTCCGCGTCCATGATTTTCTCGTTCTTTGTTACGGAACTTTCCCCGCCTACTACCTTTCCGCCATCCCCTAGATCCTGGACTGAGCCTCCGTCCGAAACATCGGCGGCACATGCATAACCTCCCCCGGTCGCTCCGGCAAGGAACATGAGCAATACGGAAAAGAAAAATTTGAATGTTGATTTTAACTTTTTCATTGTTCTCGATTTGTTTTTAAATTTATAAATAAAAGTTGTGATATGAGCCTGAAAGCGATAGACGATTAAATACGTCTCTTCATGTCTTTATAACGTTGTAGGGTAGGATCCTCCACTTTTTCCTCACCTCCTCCGTTCCCGCCTCCTCCAAGGTCCGTCGGAGCTTTTTCCGCAAGATTCCTGTGTATAGCTCCCGGACGTGCGGTACGTCCCTGTTTACGTCCTTCCTCTCGGGCGGCTTCTATTTCCATGTCCATATTGAAGGCATGGATGATTCTTTTCCAGTCTTCCGCATCCAGTTCGTGCCGGATAATTTTATGAATGATACCGTCTGTATCCTGTGTTCCGTACAGCCATTCCAACATGGAAACTACATTCGCCTCATCAACATTGACCTGCCGCACAGCTTCTGTCAGTGCCTCATCTGTTTTGCGCAGCTTCTCTTCCGCATCTCTTTTTCTTTTTTCCTCATCGGCCGCCTCCTTTATCCGGGCAGCTTCTTTCTCTTTTGCTTTTTTGATGGCCTCTTCCGTTGTTGCAGCTTCCCTGATATCATCCCCGTAATTGGTTATCAGATATTCCACAAGAGAGAACGGTTCACCGTTCTCATCCATGCCGCTTGCCAGACCGGTCAGGATGCCGGCGGCTCTTGAGTCTCCTGCAAGAACTTTGTTGAGGTTCTCTCTCTGTGATTCACTATCGTCATAACGTTTGAAAGAGTCATCAAGGAATTCGCCGACAGCGAGGTCGTCCTCAAGGTCGAGGTCCGGATTTCTGGATGAAACAATATCTCTCCATGATTTTCTTTCTTTTTTTTCTTCCATGATATGTCATTGTTGTCTTATACTGACAAATTTAGTAGTATTAGTTCAAGCCGGATTGATATAATGCAATCTACTGGAAGTACATTCGCTATCATTTAAACAGGAGGTCACATGAAGCACAAGGGAAATATCAGCGAAATACAATTAATAAGGAACAAGGAGATTGTACGTACATTCATTGAATTGAAAAAGACGTGTACATTCTCTTACTACAAGGATATATGCAAGGAAATTGCGGGTATGAAGGCGAAGCAGCATTATGTCAGTGAGGACCGGGCTTACGTGATCTTATACAGATATCTGACTGAAGGCAATATACCTGATTGCAGTCTGTATAAATATGAAATGTATTCCAGCCTGATCCGCTGTTGCCTTGATATCATGAAAAAAAAATCGGAGGCGAATCTCCGTCTTATCGTAAGACTTGCGATAGAGAGACCTTCTGATTCATTTGGGATAAGTCCTGACCGTATACAGCATATTTTATGGAAAGCTGGGATGAAATAGGTATATCACTATGAAAATGAGATATTCCATGGGGCTTTACTTGTGCATGACCGTGTTGTTGCCGTATCATGAATTCCTGTCAGGAAGTCACTGGCTTTATATGTTCGGACATGCCGGATGGCTTCATTATCTTTTGAACGGGATGGCATGGGCTTTTCTATGGAAGGTGATAACCCCTGCACGGACGCTGGTCGCATGGATGTTCGCTGTCGGAATATCATTTTTCATTCCTTCCGGCAGTCCTGTGATCGGATGGAGTGTCATTATCTACTATTATACGGGCTTGTGCCTGTCCTCCATGGATGGGGGAAGGCGTAACAGGCTGTTTGCCATAACCGCTCTCGGTTTCTTTCTGCCGCATATTGCGGGTGGATATCATGCGGCTATGCTGGCGGCCGGATGGATATTGCGTAAACTGGAGGTTGGATGGCAAAGAACATTAAAATAAACCATATAGAAACTCTTTTCTCAGCTGTTGTCATAAGGAATGCGGAGGAGATGATCCGCAGGAACCGTGAGCGGGAAGCGGAACTGTTCAAGTCCTACAACCCGTTGACAGGGGAGAACGCTCCCGGAAAACGGAAGAGGATATGTCTGGATGATTTTGTAAATTCATCTGTTTTCCTTCCTGTCGAGATGTTCTCCACCGGTTTTATCTATAAATTGAATCTTGCCGGAAGTATAGAGGAGTTCTGCTGGCAGACATACGGGGAATATAATGAGGACCTTCGTAATACTGTCATTCAGGAGTTTCTCCGTTACTGGGCCAAATACGACTTTTATTTCTATTGTTATGCGTATGCACGTATCAAAAACAAGGAAGGAGGGGAGGATGTGCCTTTTCTTCTACGTCCGGCGCAGGTAAAGCTGGCTGAGACATTTGAAAGAATGCGCCGTGCCGGCAAACCTATCCGTGTCATATTGCTGAAAGCCCGTCAGTGGGGAGGATCCACATGTACACAGATATACATGTCATGGATACAGATAATGCATGTGAAGAGTTGGAACAGCATTATTGTTGGACATCAGGGGGATAGCGCAGCTGAAGTGAAGGATATGTATGTCAAGCTCATAACCCAGCTTCCTGAATTCCTTTTTTATGAAGAGGGGATAGAGTTTGACGGCTCTCTTCCGAAGATCAAGGGAGGGGGAACTTCTAACATAAGTCTTATACCTTCCCGGAACTGCAAAATCAAGACGGCAACCGCGATGAATCCGGAGGGCGCCCGTGGTGGTGATTCGGCCATGGCGCATTGTACGGAGGTGGCGTTTTGGCCTCAGACGGAAAAGATGGATCCGCAAAAACAGGTGAAATCATCCTGTTCGGGAATCCTGTACAAACCGTATACGATGATTGTGTATGAAAGCACGCCGAACGGGCAGAATTTCTACAAGGATGAATGGGATCGTGCCAATGGAACGGATGATCATGGGGAGAGACTGTCCGCATTCGAGCCGTTGTTTGTCGCATGGTGGGAGATAGAGGAATACCGTCTCGATCCGAAAGATATGCTGGAATGGGCCTGTACCCTGATAGAAAGGCGTAACGATAAGTCCGGAAACTGGGACTATATGTACTGGCTGTGGACTATTGGAGCGACATTGCAAGGCATCTACTGGTACAGGCAGAAGATGAAGGAGTATGCGGACATACAGGACATGCAACAGGAGTATCCGTCCGATCCGGTGGAGGCATTCAAGTATTCCGGGCAGCTTGTATTTGACATTTACAAGGTAGAACAACTCAGAAGGTTCTGCCGTGAGCCGGTATTCCAGGGGGATATTTCCGGAAAATCCCCGAAAGGTGAACAGGCTGTCGAAGGGCTGAAACTGTTCAGGCGTAAAGGAGGGGAATTGAAAATATGGGAGATGCCAGACAAGACATGGAGGTTGGAAAACCGCTACTTTGTGTCAGTTGATATCGGGGGGAAATATAGGACGAGTGATTACTCTGTGATTACTGTGCTGGACCGCGCGGATATGATGGCCGATAGCGGAGTGCTCAATGAGGACGCTGGACCGCGTGTGGTGGCGGAATGGTACGGGCATACAGATCCGGATCTGCTTGCGATCAAATGTGCGCAGATTGCGTCATTCTATAACAATGCTCTGCTCATTGTCGAGAACAACACGGCGTACAGTAAGCTTAATGATGTAGACACGGACAACGTCAGCGAATTGTTCTTTCCCATTCTTATCCCTCTTTATGATAATGTATATGCGCATAATCGGAGCGAGTTGGAAAAAAGGAGCCAGAAAGAAAACAGATGGGGGTTTAATACCAACCGTAATACAAAAGTGGCCATTATTAAGTATATGGAACAGTGTGTGCGTGACAAACTGTGGATAGAGCGTGAAACCGGAATGATAAAGGAATTGGGATGGTACATGAAATATCCGAACGGCAAATACGGCGCGCTTGCAGGGAAGCATGATGATCGGGTAATGAGCAGGGCAATAGGATTATACGTGAGCCGTTTTGAATGGAACAGATATCCGGTGAGGGTGTTGCCCACTATGGAAGAGAAAATGAATAACATGAAACGCCTCAACAGGTCGGCGACGGGTGCGGAGGCTATATTATATAAAAATTAGTAACATTATGGGAAAAATTAAGTTGTTTTTGAAGGCGGTAAAAAGCCTTGTGCGGAAACGCAGGATCGCAAGTCTGTGGAAGTCCAGCTTGTTATTGAAAAAGGCGATAGAAGAGGCTGAGGAAAAGAATAAACAGGACGGAAGGCGTTATTTTGTCATATGGGATCCTGCACAACAGAAGCTCATCTCTATCACTTATGATTATTATAAGGACAGGTGGGACAGTTATAAATATCTTCTTCATCGGGGAAGGTTCCGTATGCGAATGAACCGAGGGCAGTTGAAAGAGGTGTGCTTTTATTACACGAAAAGCAAGAACGGCTTACCTTCCTGTCAGGACGAGGAAAGAAAGGAGAAAATGATAGAATGGCAGAATTATTATCATCGTCTGCTGGTTAGTGACAGGATTCGTGTTATTTCTCGTTGCTGGAATTTAAAGTCATTATGGAAGAAGATAACTTTGCGCTCAAATAAAATAGCACATAGGTATTAGTTTAAGGTTTTAGGGACTCGGGCTTGTGAAAGTCTGAGTCCCTTTTATTATATACATTTCATTGTGAAGCTCTTGCTTATCTTTGAATAATAAAAAATATATTTATATGGAAAGATTTGATTCTTGCTTTCATCCTCATCATGCATGTGATCCTCATCCGAATGAATATCATGAAAATATTCATTATACGCCTGATCAGATTAATGCATTGCTGGGGCTTATTCCTTATAAGGCGGACAGAGCCGAAGTCCCTAAAATGGAAACGTTGAACGATGTCAATTATATAGGTCATGTGGCAACTTCTGAAGCGTTGCCGGACAAGATGGAACAACCGTCATGGGCACTTGTCGGCAGTGTGAAGAAAACAAAGCCGTATTTCTACTATGTTGAAGGATTTGTTCCTAAAGGATATCGGGCCGGATGGAATGATTTGAGCGGTGTTCTGGGAACTTATGATCTCACAGTCGATAAGGTGAGCATCTTCGATTATAATCTGCTGACTGAATATAATGTAAGCCGTAATCATACCCAAGATACCCGGATATTCTCACATGATTGGAAGGAACAGAGATATTTCAGTGCATTTCCTGATTATGTTGAAGGGAAGAAATACAGACCCTGTGATCGTGTCAACATGCCGGGGTACACAAAAACGTCATTTGTAGCACAACGAAGCACGTCCGAGGCCCCTTTTGTTGTAAAGAAGAGCAATGTGTTTACTTTTGAAGATGCCATAGCGCTTGTACCGGAGGAATACAGAATACCTGGCATGAAGGTCACGTTTGTTTCTGCTTACACCAATCAGGCTGAAACATGGTATTTTAAGGGAAATTCTGCTTCGCTTTGGAAAGACAAGAAAAGCTGGTGGAAGATTGATTTAGAGGCGGAGCGTAATGAGATTCATGCTGAAGAGGTATTCATTCAGAAGATGGAAGCACCGGAGATGGTGGCTGATAGGGCCATAGCGGATGAGAACGGCAACCGTATACCGGACACTTATCTTACACGCAAAGCTGTCAGACGTCACATTGAGGATACATTCAATGATATGTTCATTGATAATCCTCCTACCGTGATGGACGGGATGATAACGCCCGAGATGCTTAGTGAATCCACCAAACAGCTTATCGGTAACAAGAGCATAACCAATTTTGCGGATGATGAGGATATTACATCGGTTCACGGTCAACTGAAACTGGCTAATAAAAGGTATGATCCGAATAATTACTCAGGGAAGGGAAGATGTTATCTGCGCAAGAATCTTGTGGCAGGGCGAAATATTCTGACCCAGTCCATGATATGTTGGTCTGATACGATTTATGTCATACAGTATGATTATGATTTGGAGGGGAAAACTATCACTATTCCGTCAAAATGCACTTTAGATTTTCAAGGAGGGGGATTTAGTAATGGTACTGTCGTTGGCGACAATACCAAAATTGAAGCAGGACTGGAAAAGATATTTGGTGCTATAACAATAAATGGTAGCTGGGATGTGGCGGCAGCTTGTCCTGAGTGGTTTGGGGCACTTCCAGATGGAGTACATGATTGTACTGAATCTATACAGGATACCATTAATAATTTTGATATTGTTAAATTAAACAATGGAATTTATTTTATAGGTAATACGATTCAGGTAAGAAGTAATATTACTTTGTTTGGAGAAAAAGGTAAAACTATCATAAAATCTCCAACTACTAAGGAGTTTGATGTAAATGATTTACCAAATGCGAATACCCTTCCTTATATTTTTTACTCTGAAAAAGCTGTGAAAGTTCTATTTAGAGGGCTTTCTTTTATATTGGGGGATTACTATAATGGTATAGGTTTTAGGCAAAGTGTCAATGGGGATACGGATGAGTGGGACGCTAAAATATATGTAGAAAACTGCCATTTTGAGCATGGGTATAGAGCTGTAAGTATTGAAAGGACTTATAGAGAATGTAGAATAATAGATTCTATCTCATATTACGCATGCGGTGACTATGCTTTTTTTATGGAAGGAACTGATAATTCTATTCATAATAGTACGGTTGGGAGTTGTCAACAAGGAGGTATTTATTTATCTCAAAATTCAAGAATGTCTAATTGTAAAGTTTTTGTTGCCAATAAAGCCTGGAGATATAAATATGATGCTGTTACTCCTAGAAGTAAATACGCAGTTTATGTAAGTGGCAGTTATTGCAATGTAACAGGCTTGGATATTCAACAAAATTGTGCAAATGGTATTTATGTGGGAGGACATGATAATTATATTCAAGCTGTTCTGAATGCTAATGGGTATCAAAGAGATAAACAATCCTCAATATTATGTGCTAATGCCGTTTTGAAGTGTAGTAATAGTATATTAATATTTACTTCAACCACAGGCTTTTTAAATAGTTATGTATCTCATTATCTATATTCTGTAGGAAGCCCAGCTTATGCTGTTAAAGGTAATTATATAAATATAAATACGCATGATGAACCAGGAGAAGATACTCCTTATGTGTTAAGCAATTTTTCAGCTTTTAATAATATAATATTTAATGGAGCGAATATAACTAAATGCCATAATCTTCCTGAGGATTTTGTTAAAAACAACATTCATTCAGAAAATGTATCTAGGGGAGAAAGAATGTATGTTACAGTTGGTGCTGGTAAAGCGGTTTCTTTTGATTTGGATGTTACAACTTTTATCACACAATATACTGTTATACATCAGTATTTAACTTTTATAGTTAATCCGTCATTAGCAGTCGTAGATACGCCCTTGTATGAAGTTGGAAGATATAAATTAATAGTAAATGTTGACAACATAGATTATACTCTGAAAACCGATATGTTCCAAAACGGGTTAGTATCAATAGAATCTATTAAATATTTATACGATATAATACCGGATCCGAAGGATTCACAGTGTAAATTAAGATGGGAATTAGCAAATACAAGTAAATCCGCTATAAACTTGGCAATTGATTACCCTATAATTGAAATATATAAAAATAATACAGGTTATGGAAGCAGTTATGAAACTAATATTATTCCGACGGATTTGAGTAAAGATTTTTGTAAGGATAAGAAGGGAATTTATGGGAAAGTTGCAGATAATACTTATGATATTAATTTGGGGATTATAAGGTTTAATAATGTAATTTCTGATCCTCCGGAATCTTATGAATACATTAAGATAACTAAAGTTCCGACAAGCGGTTTTCGTTTTTTATATTCGACATATAGGATATTAACCGAATATTCTTTGCTATATGTAGATAATAAATTGTATATACTATCTGATAGATACGATACTGGCAATGATTCTTTTTTAAATATAAGATGGATATTTGATCCTGTTTCTTATACATTAGACATTTGGATTAAAGTTTCTTCAAAATATGGCAAATTGATAGTGAGAGATACCAAATGGGCTACTCTTAACACTTATGAGTGGTTCCCTAAAAATACAGATCCATATCCGGTAGAGGCTGTTGATGCTGAATTTATTACCTCGGATATACTTACTTTGCCTGATACTTTAATTGGGATAAAAACCTATGATACGTTTGGAAATATATTAACTTGGTCTAAGTCTGATTGGTTAAATCCTGACGGAACTTTAGTGACAAAGGTTGTTTTCGCAAGTAAATTAAATGATTTTATTAAAAGTAATACTATATATAATATTATCAGATATATAGATTTGGAAGGAAAAACTCTTACTGTTCCTGATAATAGCGTGCTTAATTTTATTGGAGGTACTATTGGAAATGGAACTATAATTGGAAATAAAACTAAAGTCATAAATCTAAATGTTGATAGAATTGTTTTATCAGGGACTTGGTTTGATTCAGGAATTACTTCTAATAGACCTACTAATGTTTTAGTAGGATTTCAATATTTTGATAGTACATTGTCGAAACCTATATATTATAAAGGTAATAATGAGTGGGTTGACGCTACTGGGGCGACAGTATAATAACGATAATTAAAATAAAAGCCATGTTACAAGGATATCAAATAAGAATGCTAGAAGAGTATAAGCAACTTAATGACCGGGTGGAAAAGTTGGAGAAATTCATCAATGAATCTCCAGTGTTTTCTAAAATGGAAGTGCATAAACAAATACTTCAGCGTTGGCAACTGTCGGCAATGAAATCATATCGTGATGCCTTAAAGAGAAGATGTCTGGCAGAAGGATTTTCTCCGTTGACTGGGGATGGTCTGGAATAAATGTTAATTCTATAACTTTTTTAAAAAACATCATGGAAGATAACAACATACAAGATTCTTGCTGCAACAGCAAGTATGCAAGTATCAGGCAGATGGACAAGCTTGATGAAATGTTGGGAAGAAGATTCCCTTTCTATCCTCGTACAGTGATACAGGCGGTACATGACGGAAGAACCGGCGCGTCGTTGGAAGCGATACTGGCACAGTATAACAATATTTATGTGCAGTATCAGGGTACAGCGGGACGTACGAGAAATATTGTTCCGAAAGAAATGAGGCGTAAGGGGATCATCATATCATACGTGGATATGCAGGGGAATGCCATAACCGAGAAATGTGTGAATGATGCACAGAAGGACAACTTTCACTGGGGGCTTGATGTCAACTGGGTACGTGTGGACGAACTAACACTCTCTGGAGATATTTCCGTATCGGTAAAAGGCACGTGGGTGATTAACGATGAGGATACCGGCATAGCTGCTTTGGGGCCCAAAGGAGATAACGGACTTACCCCGTGGCTCAAAACGATAGATAACAGGCTTCACTTCTCCTATGATAACGAGACATGGGAGGAATGTTCTGATTACATTGCGGCTTATTTCCGTTTTCAGGATAACAAATTTCAGATATCGCGGGATAACAAAACGTGGTCAGATCTTAGCGGAGAAGTTACAAACAGTTTGTCTATTAAAGCCTATGTAACAGATAAATCACAATATCCTAATCCTAAGCAGGGTGATATGATTATGGTGGGACCTACCTATGCGGATGATGATGCCGAACATACTAAGCCCATCTACCACCTGAATATTTATAATGCCAGCGGATGGATGGATCACGGTCCGTTCCAGTCCATCAATGCCGGTGTGGTGCAGGAACTGGGGGATAGCAAGACAGAAGTAATGTCACAGAGGACAGTGAGTAATAATTTGATAAAATTAGCGGGCTATGTTTTTGATTTGTTAGATTTTGAAAATGGACAATGGATAGGTACAGGACAATCTATCTACCCTAATTCAACTGAAGGTTACTTAAGACTCAAGCAAGCTTTAGAAGTTGATATTCCAACAGGGGGTGTAATAAGAGTTATAGATACTGATTACAATCGAGTTAGGTTTGCCGATTTGGGATTGGTTATCAAATTTACAGATGTCGAGGGTAATCATGTTGAATCAGGATACGCTGACAGTGGATATCAGATACAGGTTCAAGGTACTGCGAAATATATGTATATACATGCTTCAACCGAAAAGATAAGTGCTGTTTCCAAATATAGTATTTGGGGATTGTATTATAAACCTATATTTGATTATATAAGATTCGCTTATATTAAAATAGGTAAAACCCAAAAGAATGTGGAAGATACGAGAGATATTGCTAATAACGCATTGAATGAACTCAAGTCTCTTTCGGAAGGTGTGGAGTTGCCTTATTTGCCTTGCAATACTCTTGAAATATTGCTCAAACATGCTTATGTGGGTAATACGTTGGGAGACAATCCTATCTCCAATGCCACAAATAACGCTTATAGCAGGATTGATGTATCCAGCATAGAGAACGGTACACTTCTTTATCTGAAAAATGCGGAAGATGCAAATATTTTCATGGGAACATGGAAATTCTTTGGCTCTGATGGCAACCAGATTACTGCTACGGTAAGTGGAACATCTGGAAAGGACAGAGGTTATCTTAAACCGAATGGTGCTACAGTATTAGGACTACATATAGGTATAGCTTCAATAACAGAGAATGATCAGGAACAATGGATGAAATCTTTAAAAATATATGGTATTCCCTATGTTCAGACCGGGCTTAAAGGTCAGATATCCGAACTGGATCAGAAAGTAGAGAAGAACAGGGATGAGACAGAAGCTAATATCAAGAATTTGAATGAGAGGCTGGAATCTATGGAACATAAATACCAGTCCTATAAAGAAGCGCTGAAAGTTCTTTTTATCGGATCATCTTTCGGGGTGGATACAGTTAGAGAAGTGGGTAGCATTTGTGCTTCATTTGGCAAAAATGTAATTTTGGGAAATGCTTATATAGGTGCAGCCACCTTAGATGTTTTCTTGAAAAGGTTTCAAGGAAATAAGGGAGTTACATATTATAAATGGAAATATCAGGCAACAGCATGGGAACAATATAACGGTACGACAGGAAAATGGTCCAGTGATCCTGATTCTGATATAACGGATGAAGGGGAAGCTGCACCGGCTAATGACACAGTCTTGATGGACTGGTTGTTGGCTGATGAAGCGTGGGACTTCATCATCATGCAAAACGGAGCTTATCAATCCCCTTATGAGGACCAATCCTCTTTTTGGGAAAAAGGAGAAGATGGACAAATAACAAGGAACATAGTACAAGAATTGATCGACTTGTGTAAAAAAGCCTGTCTTTATAGTAATCCTGTATTCTGTATGAACATGACTTGGGCGTTCAGCGTTTATCATACAATCTCCGAGTCGCACGGTCCCAATGGTGCAGATGATGATTACTGGTTGAGTTATGGAAACAATCAAAAGGAAAGACAATTGGGTATGTGGCGTAATATTGCCAAAAACTACAAGGACTGCATATCCAATTGCCCGGATGTCAAATTCATCATTCCATCCGGAACAGCGGTTCAGAATGCAAGAACTGTCATACAACTAAGACAGTCTACAAATTATGCTTCCGCTTCACCTGCAATCCCAACTATTCAGAAGGCTGAAACTATTACCGATTTGACTACCGTTTCTGATACTTATCCGTTCATGAATAACGTGGCGAACTGGACGAACAAGAATGACTTTACTCGTGATACCATTCATGCGGATTTTGGCATAACAAGATATTTGGTTGCCGCAACTTTATTTCAATCTTTTATAGCGAAAATATACAATCTTGATATCGCAAACTGTAGCTATAGAATATCTCAAGGAGGGGGAGATTACAGGGAACAATTGTGTACGCCTGTAGATGAAGAGAACTTTGCATTGATAATACGCGCTGTCAAAGCGGCTGTAGGCAAACCTTTTGAAATTACGACTATTGTAGAGTAAATAGAAATATTTTTTGGGAACCAACTTGCGCAGTCTGCTTCTGTGCCAGTTGGTTTATGCTTTAATATACTTTCATATACTCCGAAGGGCAGATATCAGTCCAATTCACTAAACTTCCGTAGGTAAATACCTTTCTCTGCTACTAATGGATGAAGATTACAGTGCTACTGTAGGACATACTTTATTGGTAAATTTGTTTGTTAGTTAGAAAGGAATGGTCTTGGAACTTATTTTTTTATAATGTTTGCTAAATGAAAGAAGGGAGGCCCCTCCACCCTCCTTAATTACCTACCTCATATTGTCACCCTAAAAATCGTTAGTAACATTGTTCGAACCACTATGCTATTTCTTCCTAATGCTCGCGCACAAACTATAATGCCTTTCGGGTTATATATTTGATTGCAGGATTTATCCACCACTTGTTTTTAGAGTAAAAAGTCGCTGCTCTTTTCTTTAAAGACCTACAGATAGTATTGCAGCGATAGAAATACTACTGTAGTCTCTTTATAAGTCTTGCCATTGGCATTCTTTTTTAAAGAGTTATAGTCATAAGTTTAACGTCATTGACATATATGGACGATAAAGAAAGCATTGATAATGCAAATATACGATATAGCTAGTTTCATTATTCCATGAAAATGAAACTAGCTATATCGTTTATTATTTAACAATTCGAATCGGTACAATTCCATCGGTCCAAACAATATCATTTCCGTTCCATTTGAAGTGGATGGACTTTTTTCCTAATAGTTGATTTGCGGAAAAATAATATTCTTTTCTGAAATTGCAGTCATTTTCGTGAGTAACTGTTAGGTGAAGACTGTCTTTTTCTTGTCGTCTTTCAATATCGACTTTATAGATAGATTTATCTTTTCTTGAAGAAGGGCGTATTACCCGTGTCCTTTCGATTGTTCCCATATTATATAAATTAATAGCCATATTTTATATAAGACATGCAAGATTTGGCATTGTCAAGTTCCGATTCTCAAAATATTCTATCAAACCCTAAAAATAAAGATGATTCTGCGGATTCTATAGCGTTTCTAGCCTGTGAGGCATATTCAATATCGTTTTCAATCCTTTCCTGTAGTTCTTCTATTTGTAGGGACATGTTCAGAATCGTAGAGTTCAGGTCAGTATTCTTGTTTTTTAGTCTGTCCACTTCTTCTCTAAGGTTGTAATTCTCCATTTCTAAATCTTCATATTTGCTTTTGCTGACACATGAACCTAAGAATAGGATTATGAATGTAAGTAATATTGATTGCTTCATAGTGTTAAAATTTAAAGACGAGACAAATATAGCGATTTGTTCATGAATGTAAAATATTTGCATGGAATTTTGTATCTTTGCATCGCACATAGCGATGTGCATCAGGATTTGGACGGTTCCGATATAGTTTCGGACCGTCTTTTTTTGTTTTCACACTGGTTGGTCTTGTGTATGTTTATCTAATATGTGACAAGGGCAACTGTCTTTCCCAGATTGCCGCCCTTCCTGTTCAATAATGATTAGTAATCAGGTATAACAAAGGTATACAAAGATATAAAACAATCTTATTAAAAATAATCGGTAATGTAAAATCTTGTGATTTATATTGCAAATTACAATTATATACGTATTTTTGTGCAAAAAATATAAAGTATATGAAAAGGTTGGTTATAGCCTCATTGTTTCTGCTTCCTTTTTTTGCGGTAGGGGTGGGGATGACATCATGCGGTGATGCCGCTAAAGTGTATATTTGTACAGGTCCGAAAGCCAGGGTATATCACAAGACGGACGAATGCCGTGGGCTGGACAGATGTTCGGGAGATGTAGAATCCGTAAGTCTTGAACAAGCTAAGGGTATGGGTAGGAGAGAATGTAGAATATGTTATAAATGAGTGGTATGAAAAGTTACTATGAAATACTTCAAGTAAGCCGAGATGCTAAAATTGATGAGATATTGGCAGCCTATAGAAAAAGAGTGTTGGAATCCCATCCTGATAAAGGAGGAACCCCCGATGAATTTCAGATGGTGAGAAAGGCTTATGAAGTATTGTCTTCAAACCGAAGGATGCTATATGATGGATGGCTAAAAGCTGAAGAAGAAAAAGAACGGATAGCAAAAAGGAAGAGGGAAGAAGAAATAGAAAAATATTGGAATGGCATCATTGTACCTAAAATAAAATCCTATGCAAAGGATATATTGAATCAATATTGCGATAACTGTTCTTTAAAATGGGTTATTTTAAGTTCATTTGATTCTAATTCCACAATCTTTTCCAATCCTCCATTAAAGCCAACAGTGAAAGGTGGAGCTTTGGCTATTAAAAATGCTATATTGACAATAAAAGATGTGCATACCTCTTTTAGTCAAATAGATATAATAAAACTTACTGCAATATGTGATGCCATTATTAAAGGGAGCATTAATATTAATGAAACTGATAATGGCTCTGAATTTGAAAGAAGAAAGAATATTTATAGAAAAAATATAGATGCTTTCTTGAAACGATATTGTGAAAGTGAGGCCTTGTATTCTCGGATAAAAATGCAATTGGAATTAAACAGCTCTATCTATTCAGATCTTAATGAAACTGCTGCAAACGAGGTAATTTCTGCTGAAATAATAAAAAGGGCTATAGCGATAGTTAAAGCAAAAGGCGTTCCTTATAATTTTAAAGGTCTTATTAAATTAGAATCTATTTGCAATAAAATAATATTAGGCAAAATCCATATAAATAAGTCAACAGACAAAAATAAGGAGGATGAATCTGGTAATTTTATTCAAAAACACTTTTATTCATTTATAAGATTTGTGTTTTTTATTATTGCATGTGTTATTATATATATGGTTTATTATGAAATAGATAAAGAATGGTCTCGCGAAATAAAAAGTGCGAATGAGGGGAAAACCTTGTCTAATATGAATGAAATGGGAGCTTCCATAGATAAAAAAAAAGTTTATCCTAAGCAATGGTCATACGATTTTTCTGAGAAATCTAAACGGGAAATTCCTAAACAGCACCAAAAATCAGATAATACCAATTCTAGTGGTACGGATATGACATCAGAGTATATTGAAAGACATTTCTCAACAGGTGATATTCCGTTCAAATCATTTTATGGAAGAGGACTGTATGATAGTATTTCCTTAAGCGAATTGAGATTGATAAACAGCACGTCAACAGATGCCGTTGTCTTATTGGAAAACATTTCGGGGGAGATTATAAGGAATGTTTTTGTAAAACAAGATAATTCGTATACGATGAGACAAATACCTGAAGGAAGATATATTGTGAAAATAATGTATGGAAATTCATGGAATTCAGAAAAATATAATGGGAGTGGTATGCCGTCAGGTGGATTTATGAAAAATGTATCGTTTAGTAAATCCAAATGGAAAGATTCTTTTGACTTTATATTTGAAAAGGATGATGATGGAATCAATTATCCTACCTATTCTTTGACTTTGCATAAAGTCAAAAACGGCAACATGTCTACTGAAAAGATTAATAAGGAAAGTTTTTTTAATTAACATATTATGAATAAAAAAATTATGTCTTTGATTATTTCTATAGTTATATCAATTATATCTATGACTTTATTTTCGTGCATTTTGGTTCTTGTAGGACAAGAAGGAACTTTACTGCAATTCGTTTTTATTGGATTGGCAGTGTATATTGGAAAGTATTCATATTCACGTCTTATTGATTACTATAATAGAAAGCAGTAACTTTGGGTTGTAGTTTTGCATTGAAAATGTTGGTTTTGTAAACTTGCCGTAATAGTTTCATCTTTGCATCACGTAACAAGTACCAGATGTTATAGATGATTGATTATTCTGCCAAGAGGGACGTTTAATATATCTTTATCTGTAACTAGCACTTACTACGGATCTTCTTTTGTATTAGTTCTGTTATTTATGAATTAAAAAAATAAATTCATCTAATTAGATATCTACTAACTAATATTACGAAAGAATTTTGATTTACATTTTGAATCGAAATATAATTTAGAAACATATCTAAATTACTATCTAATTGTTAGTCTTATTTTTAGATTAAAAATTAAATATCTATTTTTGCAAAAAAACAAATGGTTTTTGATGAATTTTTAAAACTGAAGGTGAACTTTTAGGGTTCTGTTATTGTTATGATTAATCTAAAGACTAAAGCTGATGAGAATTACGATGCTTTTGTATTATTGAAGGATAATGGCAAACTTAATTCTTCAATACATTGTGCTTATTATTCAGCTTTTTTATTATCTATATATTCATTATGTGTGAGATTTGGATATCTTTATGAAGATATACAGAATAATTCAAGAGGAAAAGATAGTCATGCTTATATCAGGAATGAGCTGGGAAATAAGATACATCAAGCGAAACCATTAGATTGTGTTGAGTTTCACACTTGCCTTGGTAAATTAAAAAAGGAACGGAAAAAAGCTGATTATTCGAAAAATCTGGTTACAAATAAAGATGTAGTAAATATACAAGATACTATAGATAAATTCAGAGATTTGATAATTACAAAATATATTTGATTATGGATGCAGTAAAAGATTTTATCATTGAACGATTAAAGAAACTTAGTAATATGTTCAAGGGCATTTCTATCAAATATGCGTTTGACAGTATAACTGAATTTCATATAATTGAGATATCACCGGAAAATATTAGAAGAAGAGATGATGAATACATAAGGTGGGAGTCTGATATGTGGAATGATTTCTTTGCCATGTTCCCAGATGAGGATTTGCTTATTTCGGAGCCTTGCGAGTCTAATGATATGCATAATGTGTTATTTGACAATATTCCGATTGTGGATAGTGGCAATTTGCTTTATTGTATAGATTTAGATTTTGGTGAGATGGATTCTTTTTTAAATATTGACACTATAGATTTGTTAGCAGCGTGATTATGGCAGAAAAAGTAGCAAGTTTCCGTTTAAAGGAATATAAGATAAATAAGGCTAGTATAGAATTTGATCCTGATAAACCTCTGTCTAAAATGTCAATAGAGATCGAGAGAAAAGGTGATATAGAGGAAAATAATATTTATAGGATAAATATGTATATTGGTGTTTCTGATGAAACGAACAATTTCAAAATCAGTGCAAACATGGTAGCTTTGTTTGAATTTGATTCTGAAATATCTGAAGAGAATAAAACTAGTTTTGTAAATTCGAATGCGCCAGCCATTTTGTTCCCCTACTTTAGGGCATATATATCTACATTGACATCTCTTTCTGGAATGCAACCTGTTATCTTGCCGACAATAAATTTTGCTAGAATGCTGGAACAGCAGGAGAAATAAGTAAACATTAAAGGGTTATCATTATTGGTAACCCTTTAATGTTATCGTTTTATTGTCTATACACCTTTTCAACTTCTTTTTTCACTTTTTTAGTGATAGTCTGTTTCTTGTATTTTTTTTCCATATCTGGGTATTCCGGATGTTCTTCCAACCATTCTTTTTTATCTTCGGCTTCGTCATGTTTTCTTTTGAGTTTTAGGAACTCTTTTTCATTTTTCAAAGTTTCCTTCTCTTTTTCATTGAGGTTGTTGATGATGTATTTCTTTTTTATTTCAGAGTCTTTCCTTTTAGATGTTCCGTCTGAATAGGGCAGTTTCTTTCTGTAGTCATTAAACAGTTTTCCAGCCTCATACATCTTGTTCAGATATTCATAAGGTCCCATATCCTTGTATAGTTTCTCGGCCATTTCCTTTCGTTGGGATTTGGGAAGGTTGATTAGGAACATAAAATCTACAAGGTCGGGGCGTCCTTCCCTTATGGCGGATTCGGCTCCCAGATAAATGTTTTCCAGTGTCTCTACATTTAATCCGGCAAATTTCCCTAATTTGGCGGCCAGCTCCCTTTGTACATTCAGGTTGAATCCGTCTTTTACCGCCTCGCTTATCAGATTTGACATCTCTGTAATGAATGAGAGAGGATCATATTTGTTCCCTTGTGATATGGCGTTGACAAACTGTCCAATGGAAGTTCCTCCCAAGGAACTTAAAGCAGCAGATAAAAATATGCTTTTCAATTGTTCATCAGTGAACCATAAATCCTCATCCCCGTCCCCGTATCCGAATATGGCGTAGATATTGGATATGAGTGGTGCTGTGATTCCTGCAATACCATATCCTCCTGCCGCCCACAAGCCTCCCATTACAAATAGTCCGAAGGTGGCTTTCCTCAGCCCGGTAAGATAGCTGCCCATCATTGTTCTTTGGGCTTCGTCTTTATTCATTCCGGATTCAATGTTCAGATTGTATATCCTTTTTGCTCGTGCCATTTCAAGAAGCCCCTCAATACCCATCCGCTGGTATCCTATGTTGCTGCTTTGGTAAGTGGTCAGCGCCTTGTAGAACACATTGCCGCTTGCCTGCATGGGGGACATCATTTCCGGGCTGGAACTCTGCTGGCTTTCATTGAATGCTATTTCAGCGTTGTATTTGGCTAAATTGGCGGCTTCCTCATTGCCCAGACCTCTTTTTTGCGCACGTTTATATTCAAAATTGTAAACGGCTCTCGCTCCGGCCGCACATGTCAGCGCATCAATAAGCTTGTTGGGATACATGCCTGCATTGGTAAGTTTCTCCAGCTTGTTTTTGAATGCATTTTCATCCTTTAATGCTTCGATCCCCATATTTCCCGTATCAACCCGTTCTTCAAAAGAAGGAAGATACTCCTTCGCCCATTTCATGTTTCCTGCCGGGGTGAATATGTATTTGAACAAATCAGCCTGATACCCCGGATTTCCGCTGTATGCGGAAAATGCCGGATAGGAGAGCACCTGCTTCATTGCGGTGTTGAGTCTGAATGCGATATTGGAACCTGCCCAATACCTTAGTATCTTGTTTAGTCCGTTGTTGAGCGAGTCTTGTTTCTGCTTGTCGTTGAAACTCCGTACGGCCACCTCCGCTGCTCTCATGAAGATATCAAACATTCCTTTATGGTTCGCCTCCATATAGTTCTTGAAAGCCTTGCTTCCCCGCAGGAAATTAAGATCCTGGCGCAGCTCAGCCGTTGCCGCCCAAGTTTCCATATCTCTTCCGTATTTTAGCATCAGATCAAAAGCGTTTCTGCTAGTGTCCACCTTCAGGGTATTTATCGTACGGTTGATTATGTTTCCGGTTATTGTGCTTGGCATACCGATGATTGTTTCTCCCAGCTCCCCCTTTTCACGGATTTCGGATTTGGCTATGACCATAGGGAAATAATTCTCCCGTGAAGCCATGCTGGTTCCCGTCATTCTTACATGGACCGGATTGTACCTTTCTTCTCGTAGCCTTGGAAAGAAGTCGTCTGTGATCCATTCTCCGAGTTTCATGTATTTATCGCCTATAAAGGATTCTATCTCGGTCATGCTGTCTTCCGTCCATCCGTCCGCCTCTAGCTTCATCTTTCCGTCCGGCTGTCTCCATGTGAGCCATACATAGAACGCCTGCCCTTTGTTTAGGTTTGCCTCATACAGGTCGCCCTCCTTATGGTAATTGCTGTCGTACATATATTGTTTGTGAATCCTTTTTTCTGATTTTTGAGAATCCCTGAATACATTTTCCATTGATTTTCCGAACAGTTCCTTTATTTTTTCTTCCAGTTCTTTGTTGTAAGCCTTTACCCCCAAATATATCCTATCGTTGGCTTCCACCACTCCATGACTGCTTTTCATGAAATAATCGTATAAGGGGCCTTTTCCTATGGCGTGGTTCCTGTCTATGGCTTTCAGCAGATAATCGAAACTATACATGGGATAGGCGATAAAGTCACCGATGCTTTGCAATATGGACACAGTTTTTTCCATATTTGTTTCTTTCTCGTTTATACCTTTTATTCTTTTATCTTTTACGGCATTTATTCCCATGCTGATAATTCTTCCCCGGTGCGCGGCTTTTTCCTTGTTCAGCATGGCAAGGCGGCTTTTCCCGGTATCAACAAGTTCTTTCAATTCATTGTACACATTATCGGTTATCCTTATTAACTCTTCCTGCGCTACGGGTATCTGTGCAGCTATTTTCTCAGCCTCCTGCAGATAAAACTTTCGTGCTTCACCCTTGTTGTTGTAGGCGGCTCTTCTGGTGGTCACAAGATCGCCCTCCAGTTTGTCCAGATCTCGTTTCATTTTTCTGGATTCGGCCAATAGTTCGCGTATGGAAAGAGAATCATACTCATCGGCCATAGTCTGTGTGAACACACCTGTTCCTTCCGCCGCTTCATCCATGGCATTCTCTAGCTCTTCCCGGCGCTTCCGTATCTCTTCAACGGATTCAAGTTCTTTAGTTTTCAGCAGTTCGGCTCTTTCTTTTAATAGATTATCCCTTCGGCTTTTCATTTCATTCTGCTGACCGGTAAGTATGGTGATGCTTTCAGGGGATGTCTCAGATTTTATGAGTTTTCCCAGTTTTACAATTTCGCTTCTTACGGCACGGAGTTCACTGTCAGCGCTTGTTAGCAACAGGTCTTTGTAAGCGGATCGTATACTGTCAAACACACGTCTGGTAGCCTCATCAACAACTATCCCTTTTGATACGCCTCTTGTATCCTGCCCGGAAAGCTTCGTTTTTATCATTTTTTGCATCCTTTTCACCGAACTGTCATATTGGGCATAGTTTATCAACTTTTCAACAAGATTTAGTGGTTCCTTGAGTTTATTTGTTGATGCGGCCTTGTTTACTTGGGCAATCAGTGACTTTATCATATGTGGCCCCATTTCTTCTCCCGCTTCCTTGGTCAGTCTTTGATCTATAAAGGAAAGCATGGCTCTTGACGCAGTCTCGTATTCCTCTTTATTTCCTTTTCGTGCCTGATCCAATTGCTTTTTCAATTCCCGTATCTCTTCTTTCAGATTTTTAATAATCTCCTTCTTTTCTTCCTTTCCTGGAATACGGAACAAGGTCTCTCCCTGAGGAACAGACGGGATGGTACGTGAACTGCCTGAGAACTCACCAATTCCCAGTTTTGAACGCATGACGGTTTCCTTTGCCACATCAACAGGATAGTTTGACTGTTTCAGTCTGTTGTGGCTTTCATAAAGGATGTATCTCAGCTCATTGTCCGTCAGTTCAAATCCCAGATTCACTTTCGCTTTACGGAGCATGTCTATAAAGAAGGCTTTGATTCGTGTCCACAAGGACTGCTCCGCAAAGGTAGCCGGTCCGCGTTCGGACAGGTCTGCCATATATTCTTCAGTTGCTGTACGGATGGATATGTTCTCATTTTCCGCCATCCGGTTGATGGCCTGTCTGATTGATGGTGCGGCATTGTTGTATACATTGTCAAGGAAGGTATCGAAGTCCTTTCCGAACAGCTCACGCAATCCCTTATGTGCCACCACCTCATGGAATATAGTCGCCTGTGCGTCCTCCACGGATGTTGTGTTTGGCATATATAGATATACCTTGTTCTCCTTTGGTGAGTACCATCCTTTGATATTGGCTCCTGATTCGATACGTCTGCGCGCCTCGCCTTGTGGTAGCTGGTCTTCGGAAGTGATTTTTTCTATAGGTGTATGAAGAGACTCAGAAAGTTCATTCACTGCTGTATTCATGGGAGCAGACACAGAAGCATAAGCCTCCAAAGCGTCGTTTATAAATATCTGGTCTTCTCGTGCTACATCTTCCGTTTCCGAAGCAAGAGTATTGCGGCGTTTCTCAGGTGTCATATTCATACGGGATTGTACATTACGTGCTTCAACTTCACCTGATAGTTCATTGTATCTGTCGTTTTCTCCACCAAGTCCAAATTTTTCAATAAGAGATTGATACTCATTATAAGCATCCTCATATCCTTCTTTATCATAACCCCGCACCCAAAGATTGAATCCCTTATCAAAAGCATTACGGCTGGGGATAAAGCCATCCCCAAACTCGAATCCATCTGAGTGATATTCATTTACCAAAGCATTATAAACATCCATCTGTGAAGCGTCTTCTCCAAGTTCCTCACGCTTGTCAGCAAACTCTTCAATCATGGACCAGGCATCGCGCTTTTCTTTTAATGCGTCAAGGTATTTTCTATAAGTCATACTGTTTCCACCACGAGCGAATCCTTCAATTGATTGTACGGCATGCTGTACCTCATGCGCTAAGATACTACGGAAATCCGCCCTGTCTAGAACAAACTCATTCACACGTATCAAGTTTTGGCTTCCATAATAAGTCGCTCCCGTATTGCTTGTAGGGGCGTTGTATATCTCCACGCGTATCTGCTTCAACTCCGGATAAGTCTTAAACAAATTCTCATCCTTCACATAATCGTCAAGATAACGCACGTCGTTCGCTTCGTATGTGGCGCGAAGTTCTTCTGCCTTTTCTGATAATTCATCAAAACGGGCTGCTTCTTCTTCCGTCAGCTCTACTCCATCAAACAGTTTGTCGCTTAGCGCATCATACTCTTTGCCCCATGACAGGTTGGACCAAAGTCTGTTTTTTCGCGCAAGTCCTTTCGGATCAATCTCGAAATCCTCCACTTCATATCTCCATTTTCCGTCAGCCCCACGTTCCCAACCTGTAGCCTGCTTGATTTTCCTAGCATTTTCTTTTTCATTTGTTTGGAGAATCGAAAGCAAACGCTTATCTTTGACATCAGATAAAGGCGAGTTACCATCTATTCCAGCTTTTTGTATTGTTGGGGCAATGGATAGTAATTTGCCTTTCTCTATGTTAGTCAGTTTGTGGTCATAATACCGTTCTCCATTGTTTTGATTGGCGATAACAGCTTTCACAGTATAGTCAACACCGGCTATTTTCAATCCACATACATAATAAGAGAATGATTTTACACCGGGATATTTCTCCAAATCTTCGTTGGCAAGTTCTTCAATGAAGACGGAGTTTTCAATAATCTGAGGTACGGCTGCGATAGATTGCAGATGTTCTACATCCTTATAATCATGCTGCAATATTTCACGAATACCTCCCCGACTATTGCCTCCTGTCACAGAGATAATAGCTCCCGTATCTTTATTGATATATTCTCCACGTAATGACTTTCCATATTCCAACGCATTTTTTTTGTACTGTTTCAAGTCATCGCTCGGTTCTATCTCTTTACCCGTAATCTCTATCGGCTCACTCTTCCGCAGCTTCTCAATGCGCTCTTTCTTCGTATTGAAAGCGGATTCCATCTCTCGTGCCACATTCAGGTTATCAAGGCGGGTAGTTGCTTCCTCTGCCTTATCCAGTTGGGATGCGCCTTTCTCTCCAATAAAACGATATCTTACATCCGCTTTTCTTGCATTGAATCGCTTGGAAGGAGGAATAATATTACCTTTGTCGTCACGGGTTATCAGGTCATTCAGTTTTCGGTTGTTTTTTGTATTCTTGTAGCGGTAATCGCTCCTGTCATCATATCCCCATTCGTTGATATCATTTCCGTCCCAATATAGATTTTCGGCTGGTACTTCTTCCTTCATAATTCTGTAATTGCCGTTTAAGGCATGTTCTCCATGAACTTTTACATAGGATTCAGACAGGGAAACCCAGTCACCGTTTCTTACCTTTCCTTCTTTCAATGATTTTGGAACGGCACGATAGATGGTAACGGTCGGTTTTTCTCCTTTGTCAATGGCAGACAATGCTTCATTGATTGCGGCGACACTTTCATTTCTGTATTGATCCTTGTTCATGCGAAGCTGCTCATTTAAGGATTCGCGTATCTGATCTTTGTTTGCGGCAATGTCAACCATGTTTTTATCAATACCTTCCTCATCATAAGAGGGGGCGCGGTGTGCCATTCTGAATTCATCGGCGGAAACATAACCATTTCTTCGTGCGGATTCGTTTATGATGTCACGCATACGGGCTTCATTATTTTCTTCCATAGCTTTTAAATAGGCCTCATCCATCTCTTTATCCGTCATCAGTTCAAATTCCTTTAGACGCTTCTTTTCCGATTCGGCTTCTTCCTCTGCACGTTTACGGGCGGCTTCCATCATGTTACGGGCTTTCATTTCCTCTTGCACGTATTCATCTCTCAAGGCATCCACATCACCGAATTTTTCATACAGCTCTTTTTTGATCGGAGAAAAAACTTTTACGAATTGCCCTAATGACAGGTTGGAGTTCTGGAGACGCACATTTCTGCTGATTGATTTGAAAGCATAACTTGCGCCACCCAGATTTTTCATTTTCATGGATTGTGCGTACTTTTTTACATCGGCTTCATCAAGGTTGTGCTTGTTGGCGAAAGAACTTATTTCCTCATTTCCAACCTCGCGAAACCGGATGTCACTGCCTTCGGAAGTAAGTATCTCATTGCTTTCGTCATTCATTGCGCGTAAGCCGGAATATTCGGCTTCAAGTTCCTGCTGTTCCTGGTTCAGTTCCTGTTGCTCGGAGAAAACAGCGTCTCTCTCAACGGAGTCATTTCCGGCTTCTACCAGAATATCCTCCAGTTCTATCTTCCTGTCCTCTATTTCGGCTAGTCTTGTTTCTATGTCCTTCATTCTGTCCGCATTGGCGGATTCTATGGAAGGTGCAAGTTGCACAGGATTCACGCTCTTGTATTCAGAGAATGGCTTTGTCTTTTTTACAGAAGAATCAATCCATTTATAGAACTCATCCTTCGTTACTTCTGTAATGGTACTTATTCGGTTCTCCCAACCGGGAGAATAGTTTGCAAGATAAGAGGAACGTGCTTCATCCATAGACGGAAAACCGTACATTACCTTACTTTCGTCAAATTCACCCTTTTCATTGAGCTGGTCTACTACAAACACATTTCCTTCGGACGGATTGTCTGACAGGAAGATGTCTGTATGGTCACCGTCCACGGCTTTCGTGCCACGGATATAGCCGTAGTCGTTGTTCATGGTAATGCTCCATTCCTGCCCGTTGGCATCCTTTCCGCTACGGACGGATCCTTTCGGATTTTCTATGGTAATATCATATCCATCAAGTTTAATGTGACCTTTCTTATAGTTCCCAGCTTCCTTCTGCGCTTCAGTAGGAGAGGTGTCGACCATTTTGCGTGCTTCCGCGATATGGTCTAGGAGTTTGTTTGTGGATGTGTTATCTTGTACATTGTCATTCTGAGGATGCAGTCCTTCATCAGTCTGTCCTTCCATTTGTCCGGATTTTTCTTGATATCCTTCAGTTCCGACGGCATGAACAGGTTTTTCTCCTTGCAGAACCGCATCGCCTCTTTCGCGTATGCCAAATATTCCTCCTTGCTCATCGCTTTTACGCGTTCCGATTCCTTCGTCAGTTGGATTCTCTCTTCTGTTGTCATATTCTTGTTGCTTTATTATTTTATCGGCAAATGTATTATAAAATTCAGACTTTTCTTCATTCGAATAGACATTTGATTCAGAAAAAGCCTCATCATTAACCCATGCTTCATATTCATCCGGAGACATGTGGTATTGTTCTTGGTAGAATTGTTCTTTCAGTTCATCCTCATATTCTTTTTCCGCATCTATGGCGCGTTGCGCTTCTGCGGTTCTGTTGTTTCTTATCATATTGCTGATATCACCAAAAGTTCGGCTTTGTTGTAGAACGGATAGGATCGCGTTTGTGCCGGCCATGCCGGTATTGTCATTTTCCAGTCCTTCTTTCGCCACTATTGCCGGATAACTTTCATGGGCGATGCTTATCAGTCTGTCTCCGGCTTCTTCTACGGTTATACCCCCCTTCTCTTTTTTTCTGAAGATGGAAAGAAATGGCGTCAGGTCTTTGTGACTTAAGCCAGTCATGTTTCTGACACTTCTTTCTCCTGTCATTTGCAGGAACAGGGATTTTCCCAGTACCAAGGATGCAAGCTCTTCCAAAGTTTCCGGCTCGGTACGTGACAGAATTTCCTGAACAAGAGGATTTTCCGGAAGCTCCGTATCCGTTATTGACTCAGATATTTTCGCAGCAGGCTTCTGAATACTATTTTTCCTGCCAGTGTTCGGAATTCCCTCTGGTCCCATGCGTTCTTCACCTGTTCCCTTAGCTTCGGGTCTCTTCTCAGTTCCTCTTTCTTTGCCTTGTTCGCTTGTTTCTGAAACTGGTACGGGCTCATTTGTGTCATTTCCATTCGTGCCAGTCTTACTGCTTTCTGATATTCCATTTGTTTGGTTATTATTAGTTTCTGTTATGGGTATGACAGAGTTGTAGAAATTCTTTATTTCTTCATTCTCCGCTTTTGCTTCTCTAATAGCGTCCCTTATCTCATTTCTTTTTCCCCGTGTGGCGGATGACAGGGATTCATTCAATTTAGCTATCTGTGCATCACTCGCCTCTATATCCTTTCTCAAGTCATCCAGAGCGGTTTCAAGTGATTCTGTCAGATTTGTGTATTGGAATGACTGCTGTGGCGTCAGAGATTCATAATCAATGCTTCCGTCCTTCTTTTTAGGAAAGGAGGATATAAGTTTGTCCAGTTCGGATTTTTCGTAAGTCGGACTCTCTGTGCTTTCCTGCAATGGTTGGTTTCCCATCTCTTTTCCTTCAGGAGCGGTTTCATTTGTTGAACTCTTGGATTTTTTCACCCAATCGGTGTACTCTTGGACGGGAACCGCACCTAACTGGTATGCTTCATTTTCCAATATATTCATTGATACCTCATCGCTTTTGACCTCATTGTACTCATCGGTTGGAACGACAAACATACCTCCGATTTCCTCATCAAAACCGATAATGGTCATACTTTCTCCTTCTGGAGTGATATAGGAGGCGCCGATTTCCGGAGCCGCTTCCGCATCATCTTTTCTTTGTGCGTCAAATAGCGACTGTTTGTATTTGAAATATTGCTCTTCTGTCACGAGTACGGAACCTGTTTCATTACCGTTGTTGTCTATGATCTTCCCGGACCATCCGCCGGGAACTTCCTCATCAAGTACTATCTCTTTGCCTCCTGTATATATCTTGTCACCTTTTTCGGGTTGTAATGCAAGTACTTCCGGACTGAATTTCCGAATTAACTCTTCCTGTCTTCTATTTTCATCCTCTTGTGCGTATTCAGTCCGTATTCCGGCTTTGTCCACATTGTCTTTCATGGCCCGGAGTTGTTCATCGCTGACAGAAACCGGCTCCCGACTTCCTTCCATGAGTACGGACCAATTGCCCATTGTATCCTGACCAACAACAGAAATGCCGGTCACTGTGCCATTATCATCCGCTATGCTGAATGTCTGTCCTGCGGATATGGGCTGTGCTTCCATGATTGCGGCATCGGCGTTGTATGCGCCAAGCATTTGTTCAAGAACTTGATCCCGTCCGACCATTGAGATCTCTGTGTCTGCATTGATTCTTACAGTCTTGGCATTATTCTCATCAAATGAGGCGAATATCGGACCTTCTGGACCGTTTTCCAATGGCACTACCATGAGTGTGCCTGTTTCTCCGGGTTGCCCAGTGGCATCTATACCATTTATGACAACTCCGTAACTGTGCTCCTTGTCTCCGAATCTTCCTAACGGAATAGTGACAACTTGTCCTTGGGGAGACATTTGCTGGACTTTGACAGCCGCCTGTTCATATTCGGAAGCATGAGCCTCATCCAATGCGTCCTCAACTGCGTCATGACGGTCTTTCTGCCGTAGGTAGTCCGTAGCCAGACGTTTGGTCTCTTCGTCCATGACATCCAGCATTTCCGCACGTTGGGCGTCATTGGCATCGGCAAGCGCATCTATGGCTTCATCATCCAGTACGGATGAAAGGCGTTCACGGGAAACTTCCTCACGGAGTACTGTCGTGCGCATGGCTACTGGATCATGAGTTATATAGATATCCGTTCCCTCTTTTTGTGCTGCCGTGCGCTTTTCGGACTCCTCACGGGTCTGCTCTCCTGCAATGTCCTCCATGGCATTGTTCTTCGCAATGTTAAACGCATATTCTATCTCGGCCTTTTTCTCTTCCTTGCTGAGGCTACCGTCATTCATGGTTTCTTTGATGAAAATCCTTATGTCGTCATTGCCACGTTCTTTTGACATACGTTCCAGTTCGGACAGTTTCTCCTGTTGTTCTTTGGTCATGTTTCCGAAAGCCGCATTCATCTTCTGGCGGTGTCTTACCCTTTCAGCCCCCATGCTTCCAAGTCCTAATAAGCCGAAAGCGACGGAAGTGGGAGCCAGTCCAAGGAATGTGTCTATATTGTTGTCAAGGTCTGTGGCTTCTTCCAAGGTCATTTCACCTAACGGGACATTTGCAAGATTATTATACACCTCTTCCATATATTCTTCGGGTAGCCCGTGGAACTGCGCTTTTTTTGCGGCTTCTTTGAAAGTAGGGTTGTCCTTTATCTCCCTGTATAGCTTACCGGCCCTGCTGTTCGTTATATATTTCATGAATTCACTTGCGCCACCGGGAACGGTCTCTTCCACATTCTTCCATATTCCTTTGCCCAGTCCTTTGAATGCGTTGAAAATCATCTCGGATTGGTTCTCAAGAAAAGTGGAAGCGATTGATTTGCCGATGGCTTTACCCATATCCATTCCTCCTTCACGTCCTCCATAAGTCAAGTTTCCATCCTTGTCAACATCAAACAGAATATTCCCCATCATTCTGTCTTGTGCTCCTGCGGTGACACGCGCCAGTCCTGTTGTTCCTTCCATTCCTGCTGCGGCCAAAGCGTCTCCGGCAAGACGTGCCCCCATTTTTGACATTCCTTTTTTCATGGCGGACGCGCCGAATTTCTTCATACCGTATTTTAGAATGCTTTTGGCTATTCCCTCACCTGCCGCCGATATCGGGTTTATGGCGAATTCCAGCATGAACGGGATACTGGCTCCTGTGGTTTGTCCAGCCTTGTATCCTCTTCCCAAATCGGAGGAATAATAGGCGTTGACCGCCATGTTGGTGACAGCGGCGTCAAGCAACTTCTCTTCAGAAGGTGAGAGCTTTTCTCCTTTATCCGCTTTCTCCACCACATTTTTCAGACGGATGCCGCCTATCATGTCGGATATGCCTAAAGTCCATTGTTTGGGATCAAATGCGGTATCGGCGAAACCACGCGCTAGACCGCTAAAAAAGTTTGTTTTTCCTTTCTTCCCGGCTTCCTCTATAATATTGTTCGATTCATCAATAAGGTCTTTCGCCCCTTCCAGATAAGTCCTTTCTCCTCGGTACTGTGCTAATGTAGGATCTTCCCTTGTATTCATTCTGGCATTCACCATCGCATTACCGGAATCGTTTCTTAGTATTTTCTTTTGTTTGGTAATCTTTTCCTCTATGTCATCAAGGTCTTTGTTTACTTCATTGGTCAGGGTGTTAAGATGGGAGCCTACGCTCTTTTTGGCAAATCTGGCAAGGTCACGTTTCATGTCCGTACCATAACGTGAGGTTATCTCTTTATTGTATATGTCCTGATATGGTTCTAACTCCTTGCTAATGACCTCTCCGTAGGTCTTCTGAAACGCTTCGTTTGCTTTTTGGTTAAGTTTGTTCCCTTTATATTGTTGTGACAGCTTCCTGTATTCGTCTGAGGCAAGAAACTGGTTGGCATATTTGTCTTGAATCTCCTTCTGTATTCCGACCATTTCTTCCGAAAGCTGTCTTCCTCTTTCTGTCAGGGCAAACCTGTCACGATAGTTGTTATATACATCATTCATGGACGATATGGAACGCGGGGTATATTCCTTGTCCAGGCGGCTTTCTTCTTCTATGCGTATTTGCTCAATTCTGGATTTCTCCGCATTCTGCATTTGTTCTTCACGCTGCTGCTTTTCCTGCCATTTCTCTTTCTCACGTACTTCATTCATGTGTCCATACAGGGCGGTGCCGCTTTCACCTGCAATGTATTCATTGCCATAGTCTGATCTCACTTCCTTAGTGAGATCAGACACTTTGGGTTTTCCTGCTGGAGTTTCTTTCTGTTGTCGGATCAGTTTCTCTTCAATCTTCTTGTTCTGCTGTTCCCATACGGAATAAGGGCTTGCAGGTTGTATGCTTTCTGTATCATTGACAAAATCATAAAACTGTGGACTTCTGTCCTTCTCAGAGGCTGTTCTTACTTGTTCACGTAATCCGGGAGCATCCGTGCCATAGGAATGAGGAGCTGCATTCTTCTCCTTGAACTCTTTCTGTCTCGCATCAAAGATTGAATCCGCTTCCGTTTGTGTTCCGACACCACCTGAATATGTTCTTGAAACAGGGTCATATCCGTTGCCTGTTTGAAAGTAATCAGACTTTGGAGTTTGAGGGGTGTTGTTAGGTTGCTGTATTTGTACAGAGGAATCAACAGGTTGCATGAATTGATTAAAGTCCTCATATGAGTCAGAGTATCCGGTCTTATCCTTTAATACGTCATATACTTTCTTTCTGGCTTCCTCATTTTCATCCATGAATTTGTTAAAATCCTCATATGAGTCAGAGTATCCGGTTTTATCCCTTAATACGTCATATACTTTCTTTCTGGCTGTATTATTATCTTGCATGATTCATGTTATTTTAGTGACCAACTATTATTCCCCTTCAATGACCATGATTTGTTTTCCGGTTTTGAAGAGGGATTGAACGCTTCTCCGCTTTCCACTTTTTGCTGTTTCCCATAAATGGAGAGAATATAATCTCTCATGCCTTTTATGGATTTGGGGCGTTTATCCGCTTCAAGGCCAAATGTTTTTTCCAAATCGTTATACATTAGTGCGACATCTTCATTTTTATTCAGGTTATAGGCTCTTGTACTGCCGGAAAAGCCTTTTTTCCCACTTATGCGATATGAAGGATATTTATTTTTTTTGCCATTTTGCTTTTGAGAATCATTATCTATTCTCATTAGACTGATTCCCTCTGTGGCTTTATTATGTCTTTCGATTTCCGCCTGTTTAGCGGCGTTTTCTTCCGCCTTACGTTTGGATTCTGCCGCTTTTGCAGCCTGCTCGGTTTCAAACTTATATGTGTTCCAGTTGTATTCCCGTTCTGCTGCTGCTTGTTGTGCCTTCCATCGGTCTTGACGGGCCTTCTCTACATCTATTCTCGCTTGCTCGGCCCTGTCACGTGCGATCGCTCCGATATAGTCCTGATAATTCTGATGTGACAGATTGTCCCTGTATTGGCGTATTCTGTCAATACGTGCTTGGCCTTCACGTCCGGCTCCTGAAAGATTCATTGACGGATTGCCTCTTCGTGTCCTTACCACATTCACCAGATTGGCCAGAACACTTCCTACAGCATTGATGCTCTCGGCGGCACGTAAACGTCTTTCGGCGTTAATCCTGTCCTCCTCGCTTTGTAACGGGTCCCTTCCTCTCAAGGCTTCTGCAAGTTCGGTGTAAGATAATCCCTCTTGTCCTTTTTGCTTGCGATAAGAAGCCACTCCTGACAGGTATGCGGCCGGTGACAATTGAGGATGAGCCGCATAGGCTTCCTGTGCGCTCATTTCCTGCCACGGCTTTTCTGTTCCGGGAAGCTGGACGGGAAGCTTGTCCGCATTTTCCCGTTCTTGAACGGTGTTGGATGTAGATACACTCGTCGCAGGTTTTTGAACAGCCACCGTGGGACGTAGCGGTAATTGTTCCCGTGCGTTTTCCTCAGCTTGTCTCGCCACAGACTCATCATGGATCTGCCGCTCTTCCTCCGGATTGACAATGCCGGCAGCTTCTTTTCTTTTTTGATAATTGGTATATCTGTCCGTAACTGCCATACCTGCTATTTCTTTTTAGTGATTTGACTGGCTACAGCACCGCCTATGGGGCCACCGAAAACAGTGGCCGCAGCCGTTATACCTGTATTGAGAAGACCTCCTAATGCCGATGATTCCTGTTGCGCCTGTTGTTGTTTCACATTATTGATAGCCTCCGTATATGATCGGTTTGCATCCAGATAATTTTTCATGGCCTGATCTTTTTTGGCAGTGGCGGTTGAGGCTATTCCGGCCGTAATATTTTCAAGTGACTGGTTGGCTCCCTGCTTCTGCAAAGCAACGCTCTCATCTGTAGCACCTGTTACAGCGGCGCTTCCTGCTGTCCGTTTGTTGTTTGCCATCAGCAGTTCTCTGGCTTGACGCAGAGCCGCCTGATTCGCACTGTCCTGAAGAGGATCAGCGTAAGCCTGTTCCTGATAATAGTTCATTTCAAGATCCTTCGCCTTTTGAAGATCTTTGATTGATTCCTTATAGGCTTTATTGCCGCCTAGAACACTGGATAAAAGTCCCATAAATCGTAAATTGCACTTTATTATTTAATATCAAAAGTAATCAGTTACATTTGTATCATGTTGATATAATGCAAGACGGAAGTATATTGTATAAGGAAGGGGACAAGGTGGCTCTTGATGGAACCTCATGGAAAGGCACGGTTGTCAAAGTTGAGTCGGACGATAATATATGCGTGGAACTTGACAATGGGATTACCATGTTTGCCCGTCCGGAATTATTGCATCTTTGCACTAAGGAAAACACAAAGCCTCTTCATGATGAAAATGGTAAATTTACAATAGGACATCCAAAGGTGGGGGGAGTTAAAAAAGGATACAGGACTGTCCGTCATTATCGAAACAAGCTTATGGAACAACTGGCTCCGTTTATTGAGAGTATGGGGGAGATAATAGAGGCTATTGATGATCCTAGTGATAAAGTGCTTGCTGTTTCCCGAATTATCAAATATGCCATGCCGTCTCTTTCGTCCGTAGACTTTAAAGAAAACGCAAAACGAGATCTCTCAGCGGAGCAGAAGATAGCCCAGCTCAATGCAAGGTACAGAAACTTGCCTGATCCGACTGTCGATGAAGAAGGAGAGGAAGGGCATGAAGACTGACAATATTGGTGTATATTTTGGAATTTGGATAACCATTGTATTACAGTTGTCATATTAATTTGTGTTATGTAATAATCGTAATACATTTAATATATGGCAGAAATAATCAATTTTAGACCGACTCCGGATGTGGCGCAGATGATAGAGAGTCAGAAAGCAAAAGGCGTCAATATCAGTCGTTGGATTAATAATCTTCTTATAGGTGCGGATAAACAGGCCGACAGCTTGAATTTGCAGATTTATACAATACCTGAAGACGGGATAAACCTGTATGACAGTACAAAGTTAGCTATTGATCAGATGATATCACTTCATTCGCTCCCATTCAGCCGGTTGAGCATATCCAGGTACAGGGAGGCCAATGATATTATAAAACAAGCAGGCATGGATTATTATCGCTTTAAAATAGACGAAGATAACTATATCTCGATAATAGCGGTGAACAGGGAAGAGGCTTCTGTGGAATTTTCCCGATATTATATGAAATCTGAAAACAAGGAATATGTCCGAACATCCGTACCATTACCTGTTTACAGGTTTGATGTCAAGAATAAGGTGGTAATCATTATAGCAAGCGAATAATGGAAATATGTAAGACAGATACAGTACGATTGCTCAGACTGTTAAAAGAAGCGGCCTTAATAATTGAAGACAATTGTAGAGGCATACGTTCGCTAGATAAGGCCAGACAGTTGCGACAGATGGCAAAGAAAATTCAACGGAAAAAATAATTCAGAACCCGTCCAAACTGAATCTGGACTTGGATTTGGATAATGCGTTTAACCATCTGTTTAGAAAGGAAAAATTATGAAATCATTAAAAGAAATACTAAGGAGTTTAGAAGGTCTGTCCGATATCGAATTGTTCGTAATAGACCTTTTTTGTGGTGCCGGCGGTTTGTCCGAAGGTGTGGAAGAAGCACGATTGGATGGAAATAGATGTGGAAAGGTTGTTTGCTGTGTGAACCATGACAAGAATGCCATCCTTTCACATGATGCCAATATCCCTGATGCACTTCACTTTATTGAGGATATCCGTACACTGGAACTTTCCCCGATAAGCACTATTGTAGAACGTATCCGTCAGCTATACCCTGATGCCATGATAATGCTTCATGCTTCTTTGGAGTGTACCAACTTCTCGAAAGCCAAAGGCGGTCAGCCGAGAGATGCCGACAGCCGAACGTTGGCAGAACATCTCTTCCGTTATATTGATGTTATAGACCCTGACTACATTCAGATTGAAAATGTAGAAGAGTTTATGTCATGGGGAGATATGGATGAGAATGGGAAACCTATTAGCATGGACAAAGGCCGGCTTTATCAAAAGTGGGTGCGCAATGTCAAGAAGTACGGTTACAACTTTGAGCACCGCATCTTAAATGCTGCCGACTTCGGTGCCTACACCACAAGAAAACGCTTCTTCGGCATCTTTGCTAAAAAGAACTTGCCGATAGTATTCCCAGAACCGACCCACTGTAAAGGTGGTAGGCAAGATATGTTCTCGCGGCTGGAGAAGTGGAAGCCGGTAAAAGATGTGCTTGATTTCTCTGATGAAGGAACTACCATTTTCAGGGAAAAGCCTCTTGCAGAGAAAACGCTTGAACGTATCTATGCTGGACTTATCAAGTTTGTAGCCGGAGGAAAGGATGCTTTCCTTTCCCGTTACAATACGGTTCGCCCTCAAGACACATGCAAATCAGTTGATGAACCATGCGGAGTGTTGACTACTGAAAACCGCTTTGCAAAGGTACAGGTAAGTTTCCTCTCCAAACAGTTCAGCGGACATCCCGAAAGCAAGAATGTGTCTGTAGAAGAACCGGCAGGTGCAATCACCTGCAAAGACCACCATGTTTTTGTTTCTGCTTATTATGGAAATGGACATAATCATTCGGTAGACCTTCCAGCTCCAACGGTCACAACGAAGGACAGGATGGCTTTAATTGAAAGCCGATTTATGTGTTCTTATAACTTTAAGGATACAGGAAAGGATATTAATCAGCCTTGTCCTACACTTCTGACTAAAGACAGACTTTCCCTTGTATCTCCATTTTTTATGAATCAATATTCTGGAGGTGGTCAGGTGTCTGATATAAACTCGCCATGCCCCGCTGTTACCACAACACCGAAACAAAACTTGGTAACATGCCAGCCGTGGATAATGAATACTGCATTCTCAAATGTAGGTAGCAGTATAGAGGAACCCTCCCAGACCATTACCGCAAACAGGAAATGGCACTATCTGATGAATCCACAGTTCAACAGTGCTGGCGGCTCTGTTGATAGCCCCTGCTTCACATTAATAGCCCGCATGGATAAGATGCCGCCCTATCTGGTAGCAACAGAAAGCGGTCAGGTAGCGATTGAAATCTACGACAATGATAGTCCTATGACCGTGAAGATAAAGGAGTTCATGGCACTGTATGGCATAGTGGATATTAAAATGCGGATGCTTCGCATTCCGGAACTCAAAAAGATTATGGGATTCCCTGAAGATTATGTTTTAATAGGCACACAAGCTGACCAAAAGAAATTTATCGGGAATGCGGTGGAGGTTACACAAGCGAGAAAAAATACTGAAGCACTTTGCAAAGTATTGAGAAAGTTGAGATTGAAGAAATCAAAAGAAATAGCTTAATGGAAAATGGAAAACTTATATTAGATGCCTGTTGCGGCAGTAGGATGTTTTGGTTTGACAAACATAATCCTCTTGCCTTATTCGTTGATAAGAGATCGGAAATAGTAACTGCCAAGGACAGAGATAAAATCAGAACTATAGAAGTAAAACCTGATATAATAGCCGATTTTACCAACTTGCCGTTTGAGGATAGCTCTTTCTACATGGTCGTGTTTGACCCGCCACATTTGAAAACACTTGGCAAAACATCATGGATGGCAAAGAAATATGGTAGGCTTCCGGATAATTGGCAAGAAATGATAAAAAGCGGTTTTGATGAATGTATGCGCGTCTTGAAGCCTTACGGCACTCTTGTATTCAAATGGAATGAGAGTGAGATAAAAGCTGCGGAAGTTTTGTCTGTTATCCCGTTCAAACCTCTTTTCGGACATACTACCGGAAGACAGAGTATGACAATATGGATGTGCTTTATGAAACTGCCAATTAACTAATAACGGAACAAATATGAATGAAACTAAGAAACCATGTCCCCAGTTTCCCTATTGGGGTGCACATTACCCTGATGCTTGCTGCATTGATGGGAAACTTTATGACCTTGACAGATGCGATGAAAACGGCAATCTGTATGAGCCTATCGACGATGTTCCATGTCCATTTTGTCAGACAGAGGATTTTATCGAATTAGACCCATTCGGGAAAGAAGATGAATTTTACGAGGGGATTGAAGATGAAGAAAAATCGAAAGAAAAAGCTCGTGAATGGTATCTTAATTGGATTGAGGGAATGAAAAAGAAATATTCTTAACGGAACAGAAATGAACGATGCACCAGTGTGAATATTGTTGTTGGTATAATGGTAGATGTGGGAATTGTGATTGTCCTACAGCTATGAAAAGACAAGCGTGTGAAAAAGCTAAAAACGCCAAAGAGTACAATGAAAAACCTAAAATAAAATAGTTATGACCGAAGAACTTGTAACATTAGAAACAGCGAAGTTGCTGAAAGAGAAAGGGTTTAATGAACCATGTATGATTGCTATGAATATTGAAGATGGTAGACAATATGGTACTAATAGAACAAATAGCGAGTTACCAATAAAAGTATGTTCCCATCCTACTCAATCCGTTGCACAAAAGTGGCTACGTGAAACCAAGAACCTGCATATCGAAATATCCTATATGTATGAAAACTATTGGACGTATGATATACTGACAATTCCGAGACATGACTTGATAGGATTGTCTGACAGGCCTATTATCCGTTATAATACCTACGAGGAAGCACTTGAAGCAGGATTACAGGAAGCATTAATGTTGATATGAAAATGAGTCCTGTTATATCTTGATAAGTTGAAAAATAACGAGGATATTTCTTGTTTGGTTAAATAACTGTAATTAAAGAGGGGGAAGGCGTTCATATTGTCTTTTTCCTCTTTAATTTTGTCGTGAATTAAAATATTAATCGCAATGCGATAGCCAATGACAATCTAGGGTTTGTCAAAGGGTTTGTCGGCGTTTTTTTTGACATGCGTGATAATTGCTTGTAAATCAGTTATAAAAAGTGATTGTACTTGTAGCCCTTCTAAGGCGTGGGTCTTGCGTTCGAATCGCAACGGAATCACTTACAAAACACAACTGATAACACAATATAAATTGTTGATTTTCAGTTGTGTTTTTGCTTTTTATAAGCAAGATGTCTTTCATATACGCTTTTAAAAAAAAGTGACAGAAAACCCACTGGTGAGCTATAAGGTTTGTCGCTAGGGTTTGTCGCTGGAATTTTAAAAGTATCAAATTATGGCTACCTTAAACTTAAAAATCCTCCCGAACAGACGTAAATTGTCGGGTAAACTTGGAATTTATGTATCTTTAACTTTTAAGAAGGAAGTTCGGTATATCTCTACCGAATTCGAGGTTGATGATGAATACCAGTTTGAAAACGGAAAGGTGTGTTACCGCAAGGATGCGGCAATCATGAACAAAAGAATACAGTATGTGCTGGGTATATACCGGGAACGGATGGAAGGTCTCAATCTGAATAGGTTTTCTAACTGTGCACAGTTGAAAGAAGTGTTGATGAAGGATGGGGAGGAAGCTGAGGTGATAACGGTGCGGCAGCTCTTTGAAAGAAGAATAGAGCGTCTTGAAAAAGAAAAGAGAATCTCATACGCGGAAATGAACCGCTATACCTGCAAGGTTATCGTGTCTCTCATTGGTGATATACCTATAGATTACCTGACAAAACGTGATATCCGGGAAACGCTCTTCAAGGGGATGCAGCGCAGAGGATATGCGAAGGGGAATATACAGATGCGCATGACCCATTTCAAGGCTGCTATCAATGAAGCTATAGACGAAGGGTTGGTGAAGTATGACGAACACCCGTTCAAGGGATTTACCATGCCGCAATCTGAACCCAAGCTGATGGACATAACCGTCACGCAGTTCCAGCGTATTCGGGACATGGTAACATCTGACAGCAAACTCATGCTGGCGCGTGACCTATTCCTCCTGTCGTTCTACTTGGGTGGGATCAACCTTGCAGACCTTGTTGAAACGGATTTGTCAAGCAAGACAATGACATACGTACGAAAAAAGAGTGCAGAACACAAGACGGGAGAAAGAACTACATCTTTGACCATACCCGATGAGGCGAAAACAATCATCAATAAATACATTTTGGGAAACAGGTTGAACTTATCGTTTTGTAACGGGTACAAGAATCTGCAACGTTATGTCAACAAATGTTTCGCAGCCTTGGCACAACATATAGGCATTCAAACTTCATTCTCTTACTATGCCGGCAGAAAAACATTTGCACAGTTCGCTTTTATGATAGGAATAAGGACAGAGGTGGTGGAGTATTGTATAGGACAGTCTGTGAAAAAGAACAGACCTATTTACAATTATGTGCGAGTGATGCAGAAACAGGCTGATGCGGCAGTACGGAAAGTAATACAATATACTGTAGATCCGGAAAGCTTTGAAACTGAGAACATCCCTTAGAGGATGCCGTCCCACTACTTTGTACACAAAGGTAATTAAGGGATATAAAATAAACGGTTGCTGTCATCACTGATAGCAACCGTTTCAAATAATTAGAATAACAACTTAAAAATAGCGTCTATAATAATCTCTCTATCCTTATTTTCTTCTTATTCTGATGGCAATGACCTTTGCTGTTTTATTCTTGCAGTATTGGCAGCAAAATCGCTGTGCACATGTTTCGCAGTTGCGACACATATCTAGTAGATATTGTTTTTCCCGTTTGAGCACATCAACCTTGTATTGCAGGTCTAAAATGACATTTTTTATAGTTTCTTCCATAATAAAAAAAGTATTAGAATCTATTGGTATTTTATAGAAGAAACAACTTCGGATTCGTTATTGTTTAACCGTAATTGACATTTCTCTTTTCTTCAATTTGTTTTTCAAGGAATTTAACTTTCTCTTTTAATAGTGATATAGTATCGTGCTGGTCGTCTATTACCTTTTTATACCAAGCTTCATCAAAATCATTTGCTTTAATAGAATCGCTAGTCTCGTTTAACATCATGGAACCTGTACCACGAAGCAGCCATTCAGCACTTATCTCAGGAAAAGCGTTGAGTATGGCTTCTATTATTTCTAAACTAAGTTTGCGCTTGTTGGCAGTATAGTTGTTGAGCGTAACTTGATTCACGCCAATCTTCATTGCGAAATCTCTTTCCGATTTTGCCATTTCGGAGATCATCATTTTAATTCTTTCAATTGTTTTCATATTAAGCAGTTTTTACTCCTTCATCTGCTTTTTGGACCATTTCTTCTAGAAATTTAATTCTTTCTTTCTGCATTTGGATTAAATCATGTTGGTCGTTCACAATTTTTTTATACCATATTTCGTCGAAATCATTTGCTTGAGTTGAATTACTGGATTCATTCAAAATCATATTTCCTGTGCCACGAAGTAACCATTCTGCGGACAAGTCCGGATAATAGAGAAGAAGTTCCTTTGCTCTATCTACGGTAATACTCTTTGCTTTCGTGAAGGCACCATTTCCCCAACCAAGTTCTCTCTCTGCTGATGTAGGAGAAACCCCTTTGTAATTTAGGTATTCTTGAATTCTCTCTTTTACTGTCATAGCTATATTTCTTTAATGTTAATAATTTAAAATTTATAGAATATATTCCTTTGTTTGTTTTTAACTAAGGAATATATTCCTTTTATTTGCATTGTGATTACAAATCATAATCACATGAGCAATGATTAATTTTCAAATATAGATAAACGATATGGAAACAGCAAACATGAAATGTAGAATTTGGCTTCCCTATGGGAAGAAGGCTAAACTGGCTTCTTATTTCGGTGTCAGTAGTGAAACTGTGAGAAAAGCATTGGCTTTTGAATGTGGGGACAATGACTTTCATGAGACGATACGTAAAGAGGCAATAAAGAATTATGGCGGGCAGAAAATATTTATTCCATGCAAATATGCAGGTTAGTATGATACGCAAAAAAAAGAAACAAAATAGCCTTGGGCGGGCTTGATAAAACCCTTTGTATGTATAATGAAAAATATAGTCATTACATCTTTGGCAACCGTGATTCTGATTGTTGCGTTCATGTTCGGTTATCCTTATTACAGGGTATGGGCGGCAGAACAGAGGGGCAGGGCGGAGTTTGCTGAAGCCGAACAGAACAGAAAAATAAAGATAGAGGAGGCGAAGGCAAATTTGGAAGCTGAGAGACTGAATGCGCAGGCGGAGATAGAGAGAGCTAAAGGTGCGGCGGAAGCCATTAAAATTGAAAACGGAAGTATTACTCCCACTTATATACAATATCTGTGGGTAAGACAGCAAAGCAACTTGAATAACAAGACGGTGGTGTACATACCTACGGAAGCTAATCTTCCATTGCTGGAGGCTTCAAGAAATGACAAGACTGTAAATCCATGAAAGCGATAGTAGAAGAAAGATACATTCCCAACATCTATGTAAAACAGATACTGATATTGGGAATGGTAATAATGACAATCAAGTCATGTGCCATAACCTATAGCTGTAGCGAAACTATAAAGTTATTCGGAATCTCGATTTATTATAGTTACGGTATTGGCAAGGACGGGCAACAGCTCACCTATTGATTGGTCTGCGTTGATAAATGAAAAACTAAAAAGGCAACAGGAGGAATGAATATGAACAGATTATCCAAGCAGTGTATGGTTTTTATAGCGGGTATGATCTCATTCCTGTATGTTCTGGGATTGGTAGGGCATCAGGATTACATCGAGGAGATATTGTATAATATGCCTCAGGAAACTTATGATGTGATTGAACAGAAGCTGGGAAACGTGTCAAGATCGGAGATTGCTGCTGAATATGAGGCGAACAGGGCATTTTATGATAACCTTAACAAATAAATTATGAGACGTGATTTTCAAACATCAAAGGCAGAGGAAGAATTAGGGAACCTTTTTCTTGTTGCCAGGAAGAAGGGCATAACATTTACAAAGAGAGAGGCATCCAGATGGGTCGGAGGTCGGTATGTTCTTGAAAGGCTCGTGGCTGAGAGGAAAATACGGATGGCAAAGCCCGGGGACAGGCAGGACTCGGAATGGAAATGCAATGCGGAGGATGTGTTACGCCACGCATTCAAATATTAAGAATACACTTTAAAACCTTGAACTCATGAGTATAAAAAGAACGTATTGGACCAAACAGGAGATAGATATACTGTGTGCCATGTATTCCAACACAAAGGCTGCCTGTATACAGGATATTCTTACGCGCCACAGCCTCAACTCAATCTATAAAAAGGCGCGTGAACTTATGCTTGATGCGTACTCGTTTCATCTTGAAGAAATACATTATATCCGTTCCATGGCACAGGATATGACGGTGAAGCAATTGTCACAGAAGATGGGATATAGCGAGCGCACTATTTACCGCCGCTTGAAAGCCATGCGTACCAATTCATAAATAGTTCCGTTATGAGCAAATCACCTGAACATGATTTACAGACCCGGTGTGTGATCTGGTTTCATTACCGATTTCCACATCTGAAACCTTTGTTCTTTTCCGTCCCCAACGGAGGATATAGAAACAAGGCTGAGGCAGCGCGTCTTAAGGCGGAAGGTGCTAATGCCGGAGTGTCTGACCTTATATTGCAGCTGCCTGCCGGAAAATGGTCAAGCCTCAACATTGAGATGAAGGCAGGTTCTTCACAAAGGGAAGAACAGAAAGTATATCAGACATGCGTGCAGGCATCTGGAGGACGCTACGAATTATGTCGTTCCTACGAACAGTTTGTTGATCTGGTTACCGAATATATATCGCAAGTTGATGGACGGGTACTGGAACGGCTTCGTCAGATACATCTTGAACGCGAGGAGGAGGAAAAGCAGAAAATACGTAAGCAATATCAAAAAAGAATAAGTAAAACATTAAAACCATAAATCATGATTGTAGAAGCAACAGGAAAGGTCATGCAGGTTCTTTCAAAAATAGAAGGGGTCAGCGCGAAGACCGGAAAGGCATGGGAGAAATACACATATCTTATAGAGCAGTCGGGTATGCGCCCTACTTCTCTAGTGGTTTCAGTATTTAACTATGGGGAACACGTAGGAGAGCTCCTTAATATGGGGGATACTGTAAGAATGTCTCTTCGCATAGAGGCGCATTTTGTAAAGGATGGACAGAAATGGTATAATGAGGTTACGGCTTTCAATATTGTATCTTTCCGTTAAAGTTAAAATTAAAACGAAGTATTAATGGGTAAAGTAAAAATCTATATAAGTGGACCGATAGCGCATTATGATCTTCATGAGCGGAAGCATGCTTTTCTCATGGCGAAAGAAAGACTTGAATCACAAGGTTATGATCCTGTGAATCCTTTCGATAACGGTGTTCCTGATAATGCGCATTGGAGAGAGCATATGAGAGCCGATATCGCGATGTTGCTGAAATGTGACGCTATTTTCATGCTTCCCGGATGGGAACTGTCTAAGGGATGCAAGCTTGAACTTGATGTGGCTTCAAGCTGTGGTATAGCCGTTATTATCGAACCTGTTCACCCCTGTGACTATGACGTTAAAAAGAGTGGAGCCGAAACGTGTGTACTGCCGTAATTGTGCCAATAGTTCGGACCATCGGGGCAATTCATGTTTCTGTAGTGCGAAGGGGCACCGCGAATGCGCCTGTAACAAGTACGGACAGATATGTAAGTTCTACAAAAAGATCATATAGAAACTCTAATAATATGGTTTATGGCAACAAGAAACAGATTATACAAGCTTCACTATTTGCTTCGTAAAAAAGGCAATGAGGTGAATGTTAAAGATAGGACAGTATACCGGAGAGCCAAGCTCCTTCCTGCCATAGAGGAGAAATGGATGAAGGAACTGATAGAAAATGGATATATGGTGGGGAACAACCTGTTTGCCCCTCTCCCCAATAATAACTCTTAAACTTAATAGAAATGGCAACACATGGAATGACAATAGCAAAAGCATCTAAGGATGATTTTGAGAAAGTGTATAATCTGCTTTCTCCGATGGAGGAACTCTTCAACAGCAAATGGTGTAATGAAGAAGAATGGACAGAATGGGATGATGGTGATGAGGATAAACAGGAACTTCTTGCTATCCGCAAGGAAATAGCAGAGGATGAATACTGTGAAGAGGATGAGGTGGACAACCGTCTTATTCTATATGAATTTATCAAACGTAGGATGAGACTATGCGGATGTAGCAACTGGCAACGTGTTGTGGTTGCCGCTGAATGTTTGATTGACACTTTTTGCGATCCGCAGGAATCTTGCTTGGCTTGGCGTCCAGATTTGGAGCGTGCGATGGATAATATGATGTTGGGGGAATGATTTTAAAATCATAAGATTTATGAGAATGATAAGAATAAGTACAGAGGTAGAGGTGGAAATTGACCTTGATGATTATTTTGATGAATTTCTAGAGGATGCTGACGACAATGATTTGATTAAGGAGTTGAAGGATAGAGGATACAGTGTCGAAAAACAGGCACTCCCGATAAAAAATGAGTGGGGAGTTAACCACGAGCAAAACAAACGCTTCTTATGTGACTTGCTTGATATAGGATATCATACGAGAAATAATGTTTTAATTGACCTTATAATAAATAACATACGATGAAGCAGAATAACCCCAAGATTATTCCTGGATTTCACTATGAGATTATGGAAATGTTATGATTCAAAACGAATTAGATATGAGTAAAAAAAGAACAATGCAAATAGACGTAATTGAGGAGGTAAAAGGAACTCAATTCATGCAATGCAAACTGTATATAGATGGCAATGCGAGTGTTATTCTTATGAATAAAATCGATTATGAAAGGCTGAAAGAAGAAGGAATCTTCATAAGAGATGGCAAAAGTCAAGATTCAGCCGGAGTGTTGAATACAACCAATACTTTCATTGAAAAAAATTAATACTCAAAACAGGAAAGAAATGAAAAAGACTTTTAAACAATGGGTAAAACAGGATAAAGACTTGGATGACTTTTTATCGCCAGGTGATTATATTGACGAAAGGTTATATAACTATATAGGGGAAATCATACCTCCTGCATATTACTCAAGAGACTTTATACAAGGATGCGACGCCATTAAAAATGAAGGCGATGTATTATTCTACATTACAGCACACAGAACCGTTGATAATCGGTACTTATATCTCGGTGTTTTACCGGAATTTAAACAATAATTCAAAACCAGCTTAGAAAGGAATTAAAATATCATGAATGCCTTACAATTTAAAAAACTGAAAATCGGAGATCGAATATTAACCTATAATGGTGCGTGTACCACTGTGACTGACATTGACCGTATGGCAGGAAAGTTGACCTGTGGCAACGGACAATGGAGAGATTACCATCGTGTGCGTATGGCGGTTGAAACAGATCTGCTGGTTGAACATAAGAGAGTTCAGGATTACGTACCACCTGATACAGTCATTCTTTCTCGTGCCTTGTTGCTTAAATTGGGCTTCTCAAAAGTATGTATTCTTCGCGCTATAGAAAATTGCGGGCCGGATGGCTTTTTGGGAACCTTGCAGGATCTTTTTGTCAGAACGGAATTTATCTCTATCGAATATGTGCGGAATCTTGTTCCGGTAATGATAAGGGAAGGACTGATACAAAGAAAGGTTGTAAAACGTGGCTTGTTCAGGCTGACTATTAATAAATGATTAAATAATATACTCGTATTATGGGACAGGAAAGCAGACGGAAGTCTTTTGTTTTTTATACTGAATGGAAAGAGGTGTTAGTGGATTATCCACCGGAGGTCAGACTTGAAGTGTACGATGCGGTCATTGAATATGCCGAGTCGGGGACATTGTCGGAGCTGAGACCGTTGGCTAAAATGGCATTCTCCTTTATAAAAAAACAGATAGACTCTAATAAAGACAAATACGACGATATTATAGCAAAAAGAAGTGAGGCTGGCAAGAGAGGTATGGCCAGTCGGTATAATAAGGATGTAACAAAAGATAGCAAAAGTAACAAGTGTTATCACAAAGTAACAAATCTAACAAGTGATAACAAAAGTAACAAGGGCTATCAAAGCGTAACAAACCTAACTATAAATGATTATGAGAATGATAATGATGATGTTTTATTTCAAAAAGAAGAAGAAAAAGTTTTTGGTTCTTCCCCCTTGAAACCCTTGCAGGAATTGTTTGATGAGATGAAGCGGAACGATTCCTGGGCGGAAGGCCTCATCATGAACAAACATCATGAGGGATACAAGGCTTTCAATCAGGAAACATTATCGAACTTTCTGGAAGAATTTTTCCGGAAACTTCAGAATGAGAATTGTACAATGGTCAATCCGGGAGACGAATATAGGCATTTCTCCAATTGGCTGAATAAAAAGCTTGAATGTAAATCCGATGAAAGAACCAAAACAGATAAAAGAACTAATGCCCGGACCGGAGGACAGGACTACAATTACGGTCATGAAATCGATCCCCCACACATCATCAAACTGGGAGGACAGGGGAAAGTATAACTTCCGGATGGGAGACGTAAGGATGATGTTGTCCGATGAGGAAATAGAGAAGTTCTGGAAGCACAGGCTGATACTTTCCATGCGGAAAGTTACTCCTGATTTCATGGTGGACGGTTCAAATTGTCAATTGCTAAGCGAGATATATCAATGGGTATGGCATAAGTCAGATGTGCTGTCCGGAAAGAAAGGAATATTGCTCTATGGTCCGGTGGGAAGCGGGAAGACCACCATTTTGAAAGGATTGCAGGTCTATATGGCACTTATCAACAGACTTGTATACGGTTGTCGCCGTTCCGACATCTGTTTTGAGATGCGTTCGGCCACGGAGATAGCCTTACGTTATTCCTCCCAAGGTACGGAGGCGCTTGACAGATGGACAACAAAAGGCATGGCCGGACACCTGATAATTGACGAGATTGGGCGGGAGGAAAATGCAAAGCATTTCGGTACGTCGTGCAATGTCATACAGACCATCTTGCAGATGCGTTACGAACTTCGGCATGAGATGCTTACATTCGGTACGACAAACATCGACATGGAGGATTTGTCGCAGTTTCGCAACCTATACGGAGATTATGTGTTGGACCGTGTCAAGGAGATGTTCAATATTGTTCACCTTGGCGGCAACAGCCGTCGTAAATGGATATAAAATGGAAAAAGAACTAGAAAAACTACAAAGGCAGCTTGCTATGGCGATAAAGGAACGCCGTTACGCCAGAATGGCCGAGCTGCAACGAAAAATTGCGGCCTTGCAGAATGTTCGTGAACATGTGCCGTTGTCATTTCTTCTACCAAAATTTACACCACAGGAGAGGGATAAGGCGCTGGTGTTGATGCATCAGGTATTCGTATTCGCTGACATGCTTTATGGCGCGGCGCTGGAGTTCGAGGAATATCTTAAAGGATTTGATCGTTCCGTAACCCTTCCCGTAGTGGTCAGGGCGAAGAAGGCTGCGGCAGAGTGCCGGGACATAACCCGGTATGTAGACAGTTTCGGTGATGAGCGTATGAGCGCGTTATTCGGAGAAATGTGTGATGAAATAAGCCTCAACGCACAGAATGTTATTTATCGTTATGTCCGCAAGGAAACAAAAAAACAGGAACCATGAGAAAAAAGATGTTATTATGGGTGATAAGACTCATACGGCTCTTCCACAAGGAGGATCAGTTCATACCGCAGTTGCGCTCCGTGCCGGAAGGCAAGGTGCTGCCGAACAGGCTTTACCGTCATTTCGGACGTATACTTGTATCGCGCGCTAATCCGCAGAAAGTAGAGATGCGTTATTATTATGCGGAGATAGATCCGGCCATGTCCGTACGTCCGAAAGATGATGACTGGAAGGAATGTAGCGAGATACATTATAACGAGCTTATGACAAGAAAGGATGCGGTTACGAAATATGAGCAGACCGGAGCGCCGTGCGAACATTGCGCATGTCAGATATATGGTCTTCCATGTCATTGTGCTTTTCCAAGGGGAGCCATGACAGGCTATTTCGAACTGTTGCATTGCAACAAACAGTATTCTAATAATCCAACCATTTAAATAAAAAAGACGACAATGAAAATTAATGTATTCAGGACACAGTGCAAGGAAGGTGCGCGTGTCTTTTTTGACGGGGATATCACCTGTACGGGGACAGTAAGGAAGATTTCAAAGGACGGGAGTCGGGCGCTTGTGTGCTTTGACAACGGGGATGTGTCCTGGAAAGAGTATTTCATGATTGATTTTATTGAGGACTAGCCATGGAGAACAAGAGAAAAAATATTCTGATCCATCCGGATCATATAGAGGATCTGGATAAGAAATACAAGCGGCTGGAGGAAAACAGAAAGGAGCCGGTAAGGACAGGTTATACATCTATATGCCGTCTTCGGAATACCAGACTGCACAGGGACATTCTTTTCAGACGGATGTTTGTCCGTGACAAAATGCCCACCGGAGCTTTTATAATATTTAAAGAACTGGGGAAGGACAGCGTCATGCTCCAGCCATGCAAGCCTGAATGGATGAACCGGACACATATCAATCATGTGGGAGGACGTTTCCTCGGATGTCTTCGCTTCTTTTCCAGCTATGCTGATTTGGATACGACACCGCCAAGCCAGATATTGTATGATCTGAAAATAGATCCGCTGGTAACCTCATACACTTTCCGACTTGAGGAATGGAAAGTGCAGGACGAGCATGACGGTGAGACGGTAGCGTACAAACTGATACCGTTGTTTCCGCTATGAAACTGGCAAACATACCGTCAGATATTAAAAGAACAGCACGGGAACTTAAGATTCCCGTGCTTCAGCATCATATATATGTTAATGGCAGGCATAAGCATGTGACTATAAGTAAAAAATGTGTTCGGAAAGCCGGATTGACGGAAAAATACTCTGTACAGATCGTTGTGCTGGGGGAAGTGAGGGCATATATGATATTCTCTTATGATCCGTTGTGTGAGAACCGTCCCCATCTTCTTTTTCTTCCCTCATCTTGTGAGATTCATAGTCCGTATGTGACACGTGCTTTGCAAAGAATCGGGGGTGGGAATGAGATATGCAGGTTGCGCTTTCATGGGAAGCCGGTTTTTCTGAAAGGCAAGGACGGTACTGTCGTGACCGTTGTGTGGCGGATCTCGACATCTCCGGTAAGGGATATAGCCTCAACTGTTCAGAATATACAGAACAGGAACATGTAAGTTGTTATATTTGTGATGTTTATTATTCATTTTATAAAAAAGAAGTATTATGACGGAGAAACAAATATCTTTCTCGGGACTTAACCTGACACCTTATTCCGATATTTCTCCTGACGGGCAGCTTTCCGCATCTGTCGGGCTGGAGATTCATGACGGCAGTATCAGGCCTTCTGTTCTTGCCGGAGAGAAATATATCCTTCCACAAAGTCATAACTCCGCTAAACTGTTATATATACATTCCGCTACGTCATATTCACATTTTATTTTTCAAGACGGTCTGTCATTATATTGGGCTGATGTGAATAATAAGGGGGAATTGTCACTTACATTGCTGGATGAGTCTATACCTGCCAGTTCATTGTTGTCGGTAGGAAACACGCTTGTCGCCTTTGCTGAGGACGGGATGCATTATTTCTTATGGAAAAATGGAAACTACAAATATCTGGGGCAGAAACCTCCGGAACCACTTTTGGTGTTTTCCTTGCATTCAACTGTAAGAAGAAGCGGAGAATTTGAACTGTACAAGAAGGAACAGATGTGGATTAATGGGGATAAATGGCAGATAAAAGATGAATATGTACAGGGGATATCCACAAAAGTACATGCTGAGATAAACAAGTATATAGCAGAACAGCAAGAAGACGGATATTTCATTTTCCCTTTTTTTGTACGTTATGCATACCGCCTTTATGACGGTTCTGTCATCATGCAGTCCGCACCTGTGCTTATGTTGCCTAATGACTCCGGTGCACCGGTGGTAGTCAGTAAAATTGAGCGGCTGAGTCAGGTGATTTTTACCGGCATTGGTTATATATCCTCATTCTGCTCATGGCTTTCATACGCATGTGCCAACAATGACAAGGAGGCGATACAGGAGTGGGGGGATATTATAAAAGGAGTGGATATTTTTATATCCTCCCAATTCTATACATTTTATACGGACGGTGACATAGACATGAGTCAGAGTCTGTTGAAAGATCTTCCCCAAGGCAAGAGCAACACATACGGATATATTATGGATGATTTGTCAGAGTACTCCTATCCACCAAGGCCTTTTAGCGAGGCTTATGATAGAAAGTTTGGAAACGAGGCTGCTGCTACATATGCATGGGGCATGGAAGTACGTAATGAGTTCAAGGAGGAAATATGTAACGCCTCCCTCTTTTATCATGTGAAGACTCTGGAACTGGACGAACTTTCCAGCGACATCCGCTATCTGTTTGGTGCGGAAGGGGACATGGATCATATTTTGAGCAATTTGGAACTTAGGGAGACATTGACAGATGATTATATGACACACGATATCATCATTCCTGACTTTTCCACGACATATAACAGCCGTCTGCATATTGCAAATGTGAAAAGAACTTTTTTCAAGGGATTCAATCCCATGTGTATATCACAATTTCTAGGTCGTGGGGATTCTTCGGTTTCAATATATACGTATATACATGGGAGCAACGGGGATGTTGTAGTCAAAAGTGATACGGAAGTTTTGGAACAGATACTTCCTGTATATCTGTTTTATCCTGATACAGATGCGTATAAAATGGTGGTTGTGGTCGGTTCCATGGTGTTTGAGTATCCTTTGGCGGAACATCCGACTTTAAATGGGGCGTATTTTTGTAGCTTGTTAAAAAATACAAATGAATCGTCGGCATCCGTACCGTCCGTTACACCCTTGCAGTCTGAGGAACTGAGCAACAAGATGTTTGTTTCGGAAGTGGGAAACCCTTTTTATTTCCCATTGAATGGAGTTTATACAATAGGGAACGGTGACATTTATGCAATGTGTCCGGTTACTACAGCCATATCACAGGGACAGTTCGGACAATTCCCCATGCTACTGTTCTGTTCTGACGGAAATTATGCGATGAGCGTCAATTCTGAAGGGTTTTATTCAACCATTTCTCCGATACAGAGAGACGTATGCCTGAATTCCAGATCAATCACACAGATGGATTCGGAAGTGTTGTTCATTTCATCCAGAGGTGTTATGATCACAAATGGGGCTTCCATAGATTGTATATCACAGGCGTTGCAGGGAGTTTTCGAACCTGTGCCGGAAGAAATTGGAACAAATATGGAAATGATTGACAAACCTCCTATTGAACTGATCAAGACAGCCATGATAGCCTATGATTATGCGAACCAGCGGATTATTTTTATGCTGAAGGATATGGATACGTCTTTTGTGTTTTCTCTTCCTGAAAACAGATGGAACACGGCCGTGTTTGGACGTGTTAAATCTGTTGTCAATATATTTCCATATTCGTATGTGCATATTGAAGACAGGATTGTCCGGCTCACAGATATATATGATTATTCCTCCGAGGTGATAAATAAAGGGATTGTTGTTACAAGAGCGTTGAAACTGGATACTTTGCAGTTAAAACGGCTTATGGATATGTCGGTACAAGGCATCTTTTCAGGTAAGCAGAAAATGATACTGTTTGCTTCACAGGATGGAAAGAAATGGTATAAGATAGGGGAAACGCAGGCCAGA